ATGTTGAATACTACGAGTACGAAGAAAGTTGGTACTAGGGACAAGGGCGAAGGCGGCGACCAGGCACGGGACTGGAGCAAGTGGCAAAGCCAAACACGTGGGAGTTGTGCAAAAACTTCACAAGTCAGTAAAGACCAATTAAAAAAAAGAAAAAATGGCTTTGTTTTTTTTTTGGGCTAAAACTTGAAAATTTTATAATTTTTAAACATAGGGTGGTATATGTCAAAAAAATTCCAATGGGTTCATGGCTCCCCTATAATAAAAAAATCACAACAAAATGGCTTAAGGTTTCTAACTATAAAAAAATATTTTTCTATCTCTAAAAACTCAAAGCTTAAATAAAATAATTAGTTTTTAGCACTCTAAACTTAAACAACATTTGTAATATTATAACAAGCTTAAAAATAATAGTTTTTAGTAGTTAAAATATTATAAATTAACTACTTTTTATATTTTTTAAAGTTTTTTTGTAAATTTTTGCAAGTTTAAGCAAAAGTCTGTAAAATTTTATGTATTTTGTTTTTTTGTGGGCTGATTTTTGTTTGAAAAACTCAAGGATACGACCCACACCGACAATCATTCTTATTAAATGCTTTTGGATTAAATTGTGTTGGACTTTGTGCTTGCAAAGGCAGTGAAATTTAAAAAAAATCAGTATTTTATACTTTTCTTACTTTTTATCCTATTTTTAAGTATTATTTAATTATGTATTTATTATAATTCTACAAAGAAAGCAAAGGAACAAAGATGACCGTAACAAACTTTAGAAAAAAATACGGCTTTTCAAGAGAAGAACTATCATCTGTTATAGGTTTATCAGACTCTTTTTTGGAAAAGATAGGAAGCCAAGATATAAGCAAGCTATCAACTAAAACAACAGTCTTATTTAATCTATTAGAAGAAAATATAAAGTTAAAAAACAAGATAAAAGAGCTTGAAGCAAAAGAAAAAGATATAAACGATAGCTTTGATAGCTGGAATGAAGTTAAAAAAGAAGTTAATAAAAGAGAAGGTGGTTACACTGTTAAACCAAAAAATATTTACTGGGTAAATTTAGGTTTGAATGTTGGTGATGAAGAATTTGGCAAAGGTAAAAAGTTTTTAAGACCTGTGCTTGCTATCAAACAAGTAACAAAAAATCTTTTTATAGGAATGCCACTAACAACAACAATAAGAGAAGATAATGAATTATTTCACACAATAACTTACACAAATAATAAGCAAGAAAAATCAAGTTCTGTTATAATTTTTCAAATAAAAGCATTTAGCATTAAAAGAATTGTTAATAGAGCAGGTAAAATAGATAATGAAAGTTTCAAAATTATTACAGATAAGTTAATAAAAATAGTTACTCCCCGCTAAAAAACGGGGAAAACTTTACAAGTTGCCCTGTAAAGCGAATTGTAGGCGAATTATACACAAATCATCTTCAAAAGTCAAACTTAACAAACTCCATCGGCAAGTTTAATATTACCGTTTTCGTCTAAATTAGTAGCTTCAAAGTCCTTAACTTCCTTATCTACGGCTTTTAACTCATCATTAATAGTATCCATATTCTTTTTAAGTGTTTCAAGTTTTTGATTAGCTAGTTTTAAACTACTCTCTTTACTTTGCAGTCTTTTTTTATTAAAAGCTTTAGTTTTAGCAAGCAAGCTATCGTATTTGTTTTGCAACTCTTGTTTTTTTGTTAAATCCTTTTCTTTTACCATCTTTTCAAACAAGCCCTGTGCTTCTTTTGTAGGTGTATCACTCTTTAGATTTTCTTGTATCATCCTAATCTCACCTTGTAGGTTGGTAATATCAACGTTTTTGCTTTTGATGCTAAAGTCGGTATCACGTCTTGCATCAAATAAATCAGCACGCTTGCTAAGCAAAGAATTGTGTTTTATCTTTAACTCAAGTTCAGCACGTTTTATAGGATCTCTTGCAAGAGCCAACATTACTTGCTCCGCACTAGGCATAGCAGCGGAGTCATCCATACTTACACTCATAGTATTTGCTTTTTCTTTGCCATATAAAGCATCATTCCAACCACGTTTACCTAAAACAGTTTCATACATCAAGCTATCAATTGTTCCAGCCTGCATAAAAAAATGTGTATTTACTTCATCGTTTATATTGCCAGAGCGGACTCCCCGCCCGTTTCTTTGTTTGATCTCAGCAGGTGTCCAGGGTAAGTTTAGATGATATATATCAGTAGTATATTTTTGTATATTTAGTCCTTCCCCGGCTGTTTGTGTTGTGCCTATAACAACTTTAATTTTACCGGCATTATAAGCATCCACTATATCTTGCTTTGCTTGCATCATTTTTTCCCCACTCATATTATTACTTTCTTTACCTGTTTTTACATTTGTAGCTTCATTTCCAGAGATGATAGCTATTTCACTTTCTTTAAATTTTCCACTTGCAACAAGCTCATCTTTTATTTTTTTATGTAAATTCTTTTTTAAAGCACCAGCAAAAACAGCACTATGTCCTGCATTATCTAAAAATATAATCTGTCCAGCATCTTTATTTGCTTGTCTTTTTTCGCTCACCATTTTAATGGCAGCCTTTATCTTATTGTTTGTATGATTCATTTCTATAAACTCACCATGAATAAAATCTTTACTCTGATAAAGTCTAGGATCAGCACTTGCATTTACAGCTTCAGAGTAATACCCCATCATTTTGTTTTTACCATCCGCATCACTTTTTGCTTTTTCCATCTTGTTAAAAATATCTTCAAACACAGCAACGGTATTATCATTAGCATCTAGATAATGAAACTGTATATTTTCTTTTGGTATTGTTATGCCGTTTTTTGCAAAATCTTCCATAGGTATATAATCAATAAACCTACTCTTAATACCATCAAGTTCAAAAAAGTTTTTAATCTCTGTAAGCCCTGTTTTAAACCTACCGTCTTGTGCAAAATATTCACTAGTGCTAAAATATCTATCTTTAAAAATAGTAGCATCATATATACCATACTCATCTAAAATTTTATTATCAAGCATTCTTAAAACAGTGTAAAGCTCCATAGGTTTATTAGGTGTAGGTGTAGCATCAAGCATAAATATATTACTATTATTGTTGCGTTCAGATATATATCTAGCCTTAAAAAATACATCATAAGCACGATTAGAGCCAAAAGAAAGTTTGCCAGTCTTTTTATTTCTTTTAATATTAATGCCAACACCCAAACCATCTTTTGCTATTTTGCTAGAAAAGCCAACATTTTTAAAAGCCCTTGCTTCATCTATTATAAGAGAGTCTATACCAAGCCTATCAAGAGTAAGCTTTTTATCTTCTTGATTTAGATGGTAGGTTTCTAAAAGCAGTTCAGTACGTTCTTTGTTTAGTGCTTCTTGTCGTCCTTTGTCATTTAAATTCATAGTATTTTCTATCAAAAATTCATTAAGATACTTCCTTGTCGCTTCTTGTGGCAAAGCTAGCTTTTCAAAGCCCTCGTGCGATATTAGCACATAATCAGCTCGTGAATTTCCAAGTTCACTAAGCATTCTTACTCTTTTTTCAGCAGGCAAATTATAAAGATTTATAATTTTAGCACCAGGATATATTCTTTTTATCTCACTCTCCCAATTTTTCATAACCTTGCTAGGCACTACAAATAGTGGCTTTTGAGACATACCCCTTAGTTTTAAAGCCTTTGCTAAAAGTATTGCAGCAGCAGTCTTACCACCGCCAACATCGTGAGAGTTGATACCTTTACCTTCAAATATAGCCTTTGCAGCCCACGCTATTTGATTATCTCTAAACCTAAAGCCTTCAGCCGCTTCGTTTATAGCGTCTTGCACTAAAAACTTAGCTTTTGTATAATCAGGTGTAACATAAGAATTAAACATATTATTATAAATGCTTTCCACTCTTTGCTTTAATTCAGGGTTGTTATTTACTCTTTCTTTTATCTCAAATTTTATATCTTTTACTCTCTCTTGAGCTTCTCTAAGTCTTTGCTTATAGATAGCTATGTTCTCGTCTTTGCCCCTTGCTATTAGCTTTCTTGAGTTTAAATAGTTATCAAAAACTTCGCCAAATTCACTTTTATACTCTTCGCTAGCTTTTCCATCGCTACTATATTTTACAACCTTTTCAAGCTTATATATATTTATATTATTATCTATTAGCCAAGGTTCGTTACCATTTATCTCAAAGTCATCTATGGTCTTTACAGGTGGCAAGCTTTCTTCAAGCTTTAGCTTTTGGCTTTCAAGCTTATTAAGAACAACATCATCGTATATATAAGTCTGCTTTAGTTTATCTATATTATCAAGCTTTTTTCTAAGATTACCAGCATAATAAAGCACATCATTAGTAACAAGATTAATTCCAGATACACTGTAACCATGATCAAGTGAGCGGTGAAACTCCTGCTTGTTTAAAATCTCGCTAGGCTTACTAAAATCAATCTCCCCAGTTCGCCCCATGCTAGCCTTTAGCCTAAACTCCAAAGGTGAATCAGCATCTACATCAAGCCTGCCCATATTTTCAAACCTAGTTCGTTTTATAGCTATCTCTTTAGGTGTAAAGTCCTTATCAAAAAAGCTAGCATAATCATGAAACAATGTATTTTCATCGCCAAAAGTTCTAACAAGGGCATTATCATTATATGGATGCTTTTTAAACCTTTCTTTATACTGGTTTATAAGCTTTGTAGCACCTTCTAAGTCTTGCTTCTCACTAGCCTTTTTTATCTTATCAAGTAGCATTATCTTTTTGCCGTTTGGTGTATTTGTTATATCTTCATATATCCTAACTTTTTCTTTGATATCACTAAATTCAACAGTTTGAGTAGCTTTCTTAATACCTTTTTCACCTATAAAAAGTTCAGGGTTTTTAATATCATAATATTTTACATTATTATCACTAGCCCACTTTTTAAACTCATCAGCTTCAAGCGGCATTTTATCCATCACCTCTTGTTTTTTTATCTTTTCTTCAAAGCTAGGCTTTATTTTTATCCTTGATAAATCACTCTCGCCAAGCACTTCATAAGCCTTGTCACCATGAAATTTACTAATTCCAGCTTTCAAATCTCCCAAAATATTTTCAGGGTGTTTTTGAAAATACTCATTTAAATATATATCATCAGCTGTTTTGCTAGATTTTATAAATGCATCGTTATTAGCCTTTTGAGCCTCACTTATTTGCTTATTTGCTCCCCTTTTTTGCAAAAAGATTATATCTGTTCCTACATCAGTATGAGCATTTTGGCTAAAGCTTTTATCAGCCAGTCTATACATACCTATCACATCAGCCTTACTCATTAGCTCGGCTCTTATCTTAGTATCTATCTTATCAGCCACACCTCTGCTTGTTATAAAGGCAAGTATGCCATCATCTTTTACACTATCAATACCTTTAACAAAAAAGTAATCATGCAAAGTTCTAACATCTGTTCTATCTAGATTTCTACCACCGCCCCTTCTTTCTAAAAAAGGCACATTTGATATAACCAAATCATAATCACCCTTTTTAAACGATTCAAAACGTGTATGGTAGTGTTTGCCTTTAGAGTAAAGCCTTTTAACAACCTCGTGTGCATTAGGGTCTATATCTATAGTAGTCCAATTTAATTCAGGCTTCATTCCTACAAAGTTACCACTTCCAACAGCTGGTTCAAGTGCATTTTTTATCTCAACTCCAGCATCATCTAGGGCTTTATACATAGATTTTATAACAGGGTAGGGAGTATAAAATTCAGTAAATCCAGCTTCGCCATTTTTTAAACCACCCCTACCAGTATAAAGCCTTAAAATTTCCCTATCTTCATCTGATATATCTTTAACATCTTTTTTAAGTATCTCTAAGGCTTTTTTATTTAGCTCAACTCTTTCTCTTTTATCTAGTCTTATAGGCTCTTTGTTGTTTAAATCATAATTACTTTGTGTATCTTGTGTAGTGTTTTCTTGCTCGTTAGCTTTTGTAGGCTCTTGTATATCACTAGCCAAAGGCTCATCTTTAGCTAGTGTATTGTTGCTTGCTTCGTCTAAAAGCCTTGCTCTTCCGGCGGTATCGCTTGCTCTTGTAGTGGAAAGCCCGCTATCGTATTCATCTTGTTTTGATACCACAGTGTCTCTACTAGCCCCCACATCACCTGTCCCATCGCTGCTAGCGGGTTCATATCCATCCACTGAGTCATCGCTCGCGGATACCCGCCCACTCTCGCTAGGGCTTGCAGTATGCTGTCGGCTATATCGTAGGGTGTCGCTAGTATCTCGTAAGCTTGCTCCCTCACTTCCTTGATATTGCTCTTTAGTGGTGCTTCCCCTTCTATTATCTGACTCGCTATGTCTTGTAAGTCCTTGTTGGGTAATCTCTGTTTGAGTATCTCCGCTAGCTCTTGCGTTGTTAAACTCTTCATTGACTTTAATCGTGCCATATTCCACTCCTTTATTTGTAATTTTTTCACTAAAAAGTCTATTTGCTATACTTATATCATTAGATGTAAAAGCTTGCATAAAAACATCAATATTTTTATCATTATATCCTGATCGTTTTAATATATTAAGCATTTGTTCATCAGATAGTCTTTTTTCAGGTGGAGTTGACATGCTTTGTTTTAAAGCATGTAGTATATTATATCCAGCAAATCTAGGCTCAACAGGCACACCGTCATTTATAATATTACTTATTAAAATTTCTTCATTAGTTGGCTTGTATTTTACATTTATAAAATCTCTCACAAAATCTGGACTTATATTTGGGTTTTCTTTAATTTTCTTACTAACTTCAGATTGAGCCTCGTTAAACCTAAGCATAGAATCCTCTTCTGCCTTACCAACATTTTGCCCAAAGTCTTGCACATGCTTTTCAAATTTCTTTATCTGCTTTTCATTAGCTTTAACAAATGCAGCCTCGCTTATATTATCAGCATATTCTTTTACATCTTCGTATGTTTGCTGGTCTATAACACTAGAGTCTTTGTTTTCTTTTAAGTCCTTAGCAACTTGCTTTTTTACATCAGGACTTTCATTTGGTATTACATCTTCAACAATATCATCAGTTGTTATATCTTCCCCATTTTCAACTTTTTTAACAGAATACAACTCGCCTATTTCTTTAGCTTGTTCTTGTATCTTTTGTCTTCTTGCATTCTCAGCATCACTTATAGCGATATCTTTTTCTTCTTGTGTTTTTGCATTAGCTATATTTTCATTAGCCTGTGCTTCTTTATTTTCAGCACTAGCTACACGTCTATCTTTTATTTTCTTAAAAGAATTTATTAATGCCTTTCCACCATATTCTAAACCAGTGCCTAAAACAGCAGCACTAACAGCACCCATAGCAGCACCTTCGGCTACATCTCTATCACCACCGTGTGCAGCTATTGCCCCACTTACTGCACCTGTTCCACCATAAAATAAAGATTTTTTACCTATTTGGGTCAAAAGCTTACCTTTATTAAAAACTGCTCCCATAGGAATTAAGTTTATAGGATCAATAAAACTACCAAGTATACCGCCAATTGTTCCTGCAACATCCCACTCGTTTGGATGAGCTTCGTGCCATGCCTTGTCTTTTTCTTTAAAAAGGTCTATACCTTTTTTTGCTTTTTTCGCCCAATCAATACCATAATCAACATTACCATCTTTATCTTTCATTGCTTTTTTTCTATCTTCATCAAAAAAATTTACAGCATCATCTGGTAATTTTGAATATCCAAGTGCAGATTCCGTAGGCTCTTTAAAGAAATTCATTCCAAGTCTCGTCCACGGGCTTTCGATATCCTTGGCATACCTAGCTTTTTTTAATGCTTCACCTTCGCTAAGTTCACCACGAAATATTTTATTTATATTATCGTTATTTACACCACGATTAAAAAGCTCTTCACGTTTTGCATTTTTATACTTTATATATTCATCTTTTGCAAAATTTATTACGGCATCTTTACTAAAGCCTTGTTTTTGTAAGGCCATGATGGCATCATCGCCTAAAAATTCTCTTATTGTCATGGCTTAATCCATTTCATACTTATTAAGCCAATCTACACTATAACTTTTATTTTTTGGCTTTTCTTGTATTTTTTTAGGTTCGTTTTTGTTAGGTGTACTACCGGTAATACTATCACTAAAAGCCATATCATCAGAAGTGTTTTTTTCGCCATTAAAAGCACTTCTACTTATATACTTATTTCCACTCTTGTCAGACTTTATATATCTTAGATATTTAGCATCTAAGTTTTTATACTCTTCTAATGATATAGGCTTATACTCATCAGGGTCTATACCTGTGTTTTTTATCTGTTCTGCCTTATGTTTTTGATACTCTTTGTGCTGCTTATCTATCTTATTACCAAATAAAATAACCTCATTATCACTAAGCCCCTTTGTCTCATCAGGAAACATCTTCCTAACTAATGATATAGAGGCTATCCTATCTTCGTTGCTAAATCTAGCTTTTTGTTTAGCTTCAGCAGTGTTCGCATTATAATAATTAACCTTACTATTAGTTTCCATACTCCTAAGTCTAAGCTCTTTATCTTTTATCTTATTATCGTGTTCTAGATTATTTATTTGAGCGTTTGCTGTTCTTTCTTTCAGTCCATACTCTTTATTTTGTAAAGCTACAAGTCTCTCACGTTCCGCCTTTTCTTCTTCTCTCTTTTTTCTTTGAAGTCCTATGTCTCCGAGTCTTGATATACTCTCTCCAATAGCAGCTATTCCCATACCAGTACCAGCACCTGAACTCATAGTTGGATTTGGTAGGTAGTTTATATTAAATCTAGCCATTATTACATCTCCTCATCTTCATTACGTTTTCTATAGATATTTAAATTACTACCACTCCAAGCCCTTTGCAAGTCTTGTTCGGATCTATTTCTTCGCTTTCGCTCCTCTCTTGCCAAATCAAGATTAAAATTAAACTGTTTTTGTTGTAACTTAGCTTGTTTATGACTAGCTATTGCACTACCAACACCACCGACAACAGCACCTACAGCATTGATACTATCGGCATTGTTTTTTAAAAAATCACTAAAGCCATTACCAGCATTTTTCAAAAAATCCCACATTACTATCTCCTTTCTTTTTCTAATGATAGATTTAGTTTTATATTTTTAGCTCTTGAATATTTCTTATACTCTTCAAGTTTATTTTTAATATCTCTTTGTTTGTTATAATCTCTCTCTTCTACTGATTTTTTATACTCTTTTTTGAGTTTATTTGCTTGTTGTTGTGCCTCTTTTTGTTCTTGAAATTTTCTAAACCCAACACCTTTTGAAAGTATTTCACCGACACTAGCATCATCTTTTTTATTGTATGACTTTGGTGCATCTATAAAATCAGGTGCTACACTATGAACCGTGCTTTTAAACACATCTTGTCCATATCTACCAAAAGTAAGCGGTGGTAGATAATTTCTTGTTAATTCTGCTATACGTTTATACATTTTTTTAGGTATGCCGTCATCTTCTTTTTCAAAGCTATATCCAAGTGTGCTTTTACCTTCAGCTAATACATTCCATATACCCTTAGCAAAACCACCACTAAGTTCAAGCTTATCAAAGCCATCAAATCTAAATCCAGGCACCAAACGACCTGAGTTTAAATACCAACCATTACCTAAATCCATAAAGCTTTTTATTCCAAAAACATTAGGAAATTTATTACTATCAGCCCACGATGGCTTAAATAAATTCTCTTTTTCATTATCACCAAAAAATGAACTAGCTCCAAATCCTACAAGTCCAGCCTGAAGTAGCATAAACTTACCAGGATTTTTCATTATTGTTTTTAGCACCATAGGACTTGACTTTACACTGTAATGTAAAAATGGCATGATCCCGCTTTTATCAAGCCATCTAAGAGTTCCATTAAAATGTGTTGAATAATCCACATAAGCATACTGTGCATCTTTCATAGCCTCTTTTGGACTCATTCCAGCATCTATATTTTTCTTATATCTAGCTAGTTTAAAAAACTTATCTTCCCAGTCGTATGCTTTTCTTATCGCATCACCAGTTTTTGAACCTTCTGAAAAATAAGCAAGCCTAGCTAAATTCCAAAAAATGCCATCTCTCTTTTCTACTTTTAAGTCTTTTATACCTTCAAGGTCATTAAGCATAGAGTTTAAACCAACTCCGTTTGCTTCATTAACAAGCTTATCAAAAGCCTTTTTATCAGTAGCAAGCATATTTAAAGTCTTTGCAAGATATTTTAAATCACCATGCAAATAACTAAGCATAAAGTTTGAACCAAAATTGTATAAATGTGTAAAGGGGTTTTTAACAGTAACATTTACTTTTATATGATCAATTAGCTTATAATACCAGTGGTTAAATTTCTTTATCTCTCCGCTTATCAAATCAGCTTCTTTAACAGCATTTGCAATATCTTCTGGCACATACTTACCAGCCAAAGCACCATATTTTTTTATACCACCACCAACAGTCTCATCACTTATTCTTACTAGTCCATCAGCCATCTTATCACCAGCATATCTATCAGCAAAAGTTTTTAGTATATTTGCCCTTAGTAATTGAACCTTTTGTTCTGCTATTGTTTTTGAGATAGCAAAGCTTGAGTCTTCAATCATTTTAAGACCAACACGCTGATCATAAGTTAAATCTTTTCTTGCTTTAAACTCATCAAACAAAAGCTTTTTTGTTTTTTCGTTTTCTTTTAAATGTTTTTCATAGTAGCGTTTTATATAATTGCTTAGTTTTTTATCTTCGCTTAAAGCACCAGCTTTTACAAGATCAGTAGCATTATCATCTATGATTTTTCTATATGTTGCATAGGTTTGTTTTAGATAATCAGGTAAGTCTTTAGATTCTATCTCTCCATCCATTGCCTTAAAAAGGAGCTTACTTTCATCTTTATTTAATTGTGATAAGTTATCCCTTACTCTTTTAGCATGAGCATATATGCCCATCTTTGTTTTTGTAAAATCATCTAAGATATTATTTATCTCTCGGCCATATTTACTTAGACTTAAAATTTTAGCTATTTGTGGATTTTTTTGTGCGATTTTTACACTTGCATCATCTGTAAGTTTACCAGCAATTTCAAAAAGTTTATCTACTTTTTTATCCCAATTATCTTGTTTTAAAACATCATCAAAAAGCTTTGAACTCTTTGCAATGGTTTCTTTTATAGGACATTTCATAATAAAGCCTTTTTTAGTTTTTTATATACTATTAAAGACTTTCCTAAAAAATATAAAAACTACCAGCTCTTACCGGTTTTGCTTCTATTGCTTGCCCTTTCCTTACTTGCTCTTGAGCGACCACCTGGCTTACCATCGCTCATGCCACTTCTGCGACCACCCCTGCTACTTCTAGAAGAATTATCACTACCTGAGTTACCATTACGACCAAGACCACGACCAAGACCACTTCCTAATGCACCATAGTCACCATTACGACCAAGACCACGACCAAGACCACTTCCTAATGCACCATAGTCACCATTACGACCAAGACCACGACCAAGATTATTTCTATCTGCTTTTAAATTCTCTTTATTTCTTTCGAAAGTAGCTATAAGATTTAAATGCTCTCTCACAAATTTATTTTTTTCATTTCTCGCACGCTTATAAAGTCTATCACTAAGCTCATGTATATTATCTGAGCTAGCCATTGTTGAGCTTGATGTAACACTCTGTGTTTGTGCTGTAGCTTGTGTATTTATCCTATCCCAATCCAAAATATTTGGAGTATCATAAGAAAACTTAGCTAACTCATTTTTCACTTCATCACTTAAACCAAAAGCTATACTATCAAGCTCTCCACGAATATTTATATTAAAGTTTACATTTCCGTAAGCATCCATTGAGATATTAGTCCCATAAGTAGAGTTAAAACCATCTATGTTTAAGCTTCTTGACATAGAGTCTCTATTATAACTAGAGACTTCAGAAAAGCTATTAAACCCAGTTTCTAAAAACGCACTCAAACTTTTATCAACTATTGTGCTACTAAACACATTATTGGTTATATTACTTACAAGTTTATCGCCTTGATAAACAGCTGATATCTTTTCATTATATGCAAAGCCAAGAACATTTTTATCTATGTCTGTTAAAAACTCAGCTCCCATATCAAGACCTATCATAGATTTCAAACCTTGCAAAAAGCTTCTATCGCCTATGTAGGTATTTACTTGCTTATTATCAATATTTACAGCACCTACCAAGTCTCCACCAAATCCAAAGCGATTATCAAGCCCAGTTGCTACTTCTAAAGCTTCTGTTACTAATGTTTGCACTGCTTTTAATGCCATAAACCCACCGATAGGAGATATCGTAGTTCCAAGAGCTGATAAGCTTTTACTTATAGCCACATCTACACTCTTTTTAAGAAGTCCTGTGTAAACATGCTCTGCAATATTTGAAGCATTAAATTTATCATCTTTAGCATAATCAAATGCAATACCAGCAAAAATTGAACCAAGAGAGCCTAAATAAACATTACTAATACTCTCAAGCACATTCTCTAAAGCACTATCTTTATGTATCTCATCAGCAAGACCTGCAAGACTACCAGCTTTATAGTATCCATTTCCAGAAATTCCAATATTCCCAAACTCACCTAAAGCTAGAGGATTTGTTTTATCAAATCTTGCATTCTCACTATCGCGGTTTGATAGCTCATTTGTATAATGTCTTAAATCATTTATAGCATTTATGGCAATTTCTGTAGCATTTGTAAAACCCTCTAAACTTCTTTTATAATCTTTATACTCAAGTGATATCTGTATAGCACTTAGTGCAAACTCTACAAAGTCTTCATTAAGTTGCATTATAGCCTCACTTAAAGACCCACCTTGTTCTATAAAAAGCCCTTTTAAATTTGGCATAGGTAAAGAAAAGGCATTATAAAGACTTCCGCTCGCATAACTCTCATCAAAGTTACTTCCCGCAAGTTCTGTAAAAATATCATCACTAAAGTTATATGTTGTATTTATAAAGTCTTTAAATGCAATATACATCTATCTTATTTCTTTCGCTCTGTCATACTCATTGTGGTTGGTTTAGTAATGTTTACATCATTTTTAATAAGCTCACTTTGTAGGTCAAAAAAGAACTTAGTCATATCACTAGGCACTATCATACCGCCTTGTTGATTGCCTTCGATAAAGCTTCCTAAAATACTAAGCACTTTTATTACCCTATTATCTTTTACTTGTCTATCTATCGCTTCTTGTTGTGATTGAGCCAGTTTGTTTTCTTTTTCTAGCTTTTTTATCTGAGCTTCTAGCATTCTTCCTTGTTTTTTTAGATTTTCCAGTTCATCAGCTCTTTGTTCTGATAATTTTGCATTTTTTATCTCTTGAGCTTTCGTTTGCTCTTTTATGCCAGCGATATTTGCTTCCATAGCTTCGCCTTGTTTTCTTAGGTTTTCAAGCTTTACAGCAAAGCTTAGGTCTTCATCGGCTAATTGTAAAGCTACTTGCATTGCTGTTTGTGTAAATTGCAAAGTCATCTGCGGAAGTAAAGCAACAAGTATCTTTATACGATAATCATTTGTTATATTGTACTCGCTAAATTTCTCTTCTAAAAACTTTATTGTTTGGTTATAAGGGCTATCTTCTTTTGTTGTTAGCTCTATTAAATCCTTTAATCGCTCTTTATATACTTCATTATAGTTTGTATCTATCATCTCTTTGTATCCTTCTTATCTTTGCATTTTGTAGAGTAAGAGTGTTGTTTATATCTCTTACTTTTGAGCTTATGCCATTATTATTTATTTTATCTATCGCATTTGATAAATTATCTATTCTTTGCTCCAAATAATTAACTTTATTTTCTAAAACTTGTTTTTCTTGTTCTAGATAAGATACTTTCTCTTTTAGCTCTTTTAGCTCTTGATTATTGTTTGTGCTTTCATCTGACATCGCTTATTACCACCTTTAGCTCTTTACATCTTGTTAATTTTAAAAATTTATTTAAAGTATCTTTGCTTTTATACACGCCCTTATCATCATAACTAGCCCCAAGCAAGATACATCCTTTTGTGTCCTTTGGGTAATTCCCAGCATGTATCAGCACAAACCTATCTTTGGCTACGTTTTCATTGTGCAAGAGTGGCAATGTCGTTTTAAACTTAGGGCTAGAATGCCAAGAGACATGATAAAGCCCCTTTGGCATTCTTTTATCTTTGTTTCTTTCTATTGTGTCAGGTCCTGCTGGTTCTAGTGTGTAGCCATTTAGCATTATCTCATCATCACTATTTTTTAGTTCAAACTCGCCAATGGTCCCATCGTTTATATCTTTTATTCTCATTATGTGAAGTATCATCTAATGCCTTTATTTGTTTTTGTCTCTATAAATTTATCAACTATGCTATTTATCCACTCAGCGCCTCTCCACGCGACAAACCCACCAACAGCTAAAGATAGCCTTTCATGGTCTGTAAAATAGTATGATATTTCATAAGCTATCCAGCAAAAAAACATACTAGATATTGCACCTGTAAAGAAATTAGCCATCTTTCTTGTGTTTGTCTTATCTTCACTATACTTATCATTTAAAAATCCAGCCACAAGACCAATAGTTGCTATCCAAAGTAAATAACTATTTTTTTCAAAAAATATTAAGATATCATTCATCTATACATCCCTTTAAAAGTATTTCTATTTGCTTATAGTATTTAGATAGCTCTTTTGCTGTCTGCGGGTTTTTTTCATCAAATGCTGGTTTATTTGGTAGCTCTACTTTACATTTCACTGGCACGTATACATCTTTATACTCTGTTTTTACTATTACTTGTTTATCAGCACAACCTGCTAAAATAATCAAAAAAACAACTACAAAGATATAAAATACAAACTTACAATTTCTGTTTTTAGTTTCTGTTTTCATCAAGAAAGCTCCTTAAAAAGTTGCTCATAGTATTTTAGTTTTACGCTACATTTGCTATTTGATTTTGGCGTTGTTATCTTTTTAAATTTATCATCAAGCTTTATAAGTTCATCGTTTAGTTTTTCTTTATCTACTTTTAATGCTTTTAGCTTTTCGTTTTGAAGTTCTATCTTAGAGTTACACTCACTAAGGTTTGATATATAAAGTTCATTTGTTATATTGCTAGCGTTTAGTTTGTATGTCAAATCATCTATTTTATTATTCAAATGATTTATCCACACAAAACAAAGTACAATAATCATATAAGGTATATAATTAAAATAGCTTTTTATCATTGTCTATACTTTATTTTGTGATAAAGCCTACAGCTATAATAAAACAGCTTAGACTTAAATTTTCCAACCCCTAAAGACAAAAGAGTCTTTAGAAGCATGTCATCAGCGTATTTAAAGCTCACATTTTTAAGTGTGTCGTATTTGATAGTGCTATCAGCTACATCACATAAATAATCATGCAAGATAGTAGCCGATAGATACTCAGGACTATTTGGTGGAAAGATAGGCCATAAAAGGCGAGGCACATTTGCACCATTGCTTTTATACCCCTTAGGTACTTTTATACCTTCAAAGATAAAATCTTCTACTACTTCGAATTTATCTTTACCAAAAGGTTTAACAATGACTCTGTTAAGTTTGTTCATATTTGTTTTAAAGTAGAATTACGACTAGAGGTTAGGCTAGAGGGTCACAACCTCCAGCCTAATGCTTAACTTCGGCGGTGGATAAATCCACATCGCCTCGTCTTGCAAAGCTAAAAATGACAAGCAGTTGTCGTTTTTTACGCTTCTCACCTCAGAAAGGAGGTGAGCTTAATGCTTCAAAAAATCATATTAACAATTATAATACTTTGTTTTATAGTTGTCAAGGCTTACTAAGCCTAGCCCCTTTTTTGGGGCTAATATGGTTTTTCCCTCTAGCCGTTTTTACTATCTCCTTTCTATTTAGTTAACTCTAACTCCGGGAGCTGTTTAAAAAGCTCTTCTAAATCTACATCTCTAGGGTCTACACCTTGTGCTTCCTTTTCAGCTAAAAACATATACCCAGTTTTCCACACTTTAGACTTCCACACACCAAAAGCTTTTCCTTCTTCTTGAAAGTCATTTTCATACCCAGCATAAGAACTGGCACTTAAAATATTATCATATCCGTGTTCTTGTGCTTTTTTATCTAAATACTCCCCAGCTCTATCCTTAAATTCTTGTATAAGTTTTTCTTTTGTGTATTCTTGTATACTCTTTGTCTCTATGATTTGAGCTACATATTCACCATCTACCTCTTTATACTCTACCGTTTGATAATCAGGGTTAATTTGAACTTCTACAACAGGAAGCAACCCAATCTTATTTAGTTCCTCTTTACTTAGTCTATCAAGATAAAATATCCCATCATCTGTAGTTACATAACTATCAAATACAAACCTTTTTTCTTTTTTATCAAAGTATTTTTTCATTTTTTATCCTTATCTCCAAGCTGTGTTGGCGTTCTTGTTTCTAAACTTAGATGGAACATTACTTTTTGACAATGCTGAGCCTTGAGCAAAATATTGGTATATAGTAACACGACCAACGCTCCAGTTAGTTATGTTTTTGTTAAACTTTTTACAATCGTGGAACATAAAGGACATATCAATAACTTTATCAGTCTTGAAATGTTCTAAAGTCTGATTAAACTCATAGCAGTCCCAAAACATACTATTCATATCAGTAACATTTTCTGTATTGAGGTTATTTAAAGACTGGTTAAATTTCTTACAACCGTAGAACATATCAGCCATATTTGTAATTTGTGTTGTATCCCAAAGACTAATATCAGGGTCATTAAAGTACAGACTGTTATTTGCATTTGAGTCATTCTTGAAAAGATATTTAAACGAAGTTGGTGGCTTTGAGAAATATAAACCATCATTAGGTTTAAATGTATAAGGAGTTCCTCCTCGCTCTACGTATTTTGGGTATACTGGGTCTTTAGTGGTATGTGTCAGTGGAAAATATGTACCTTTGAATCTTTGGACTTTAGATTCAACACTATTGCTGTTATTAACTGTTATATGTGACATTTTGATATCAGTAGGACTAACAGCAAAATAAATAAAAAGCTCATAGCCATATAAATTTTTTGGTACTACTTTAAACTTACACATACTACCAAATCCTGATATTTTAGAGCCATCCATTACTACTATCATCCCAGTTTGCCCAGCAATTGCGTTGTTTAAAGACAGTGTTTCTTTTGTAGATGGGGTTATAACAAAGTTGTTACTCTGTCTTAAATCAGCACTTAAACTTGTTTGTTCCCTTTTATCAAATGCAGTCTGTCCTGCTTTTTTTAGATATAAAAATTCAGCTGAAGTTTTGTCTATTTTCTTATCTATCAACTCTTTAAGGACTTTACCTTGATTGGCACTAAGGGCTTCCTTTGGCGATGAACTAGCAAGATTATCTGTTACTGTTGTATAGTTTGCGTTTTCTGAACGAATATACCTACTATCTGCACTACTTTGAGTTAAAAATCCTGAAGTGCTAGGTATAGCGCTTCTTACAGAGTTTAACTCATTCTTTGTAGCAAAATTATTTTTTTCACTAGTGTACGTATCTACAGTTAGTTTGCTATCTAACTCAATCTTTGTAGCATAAGTACTACTTGCCTCTGTAGTCGTAAGATAACCCGCTAGTGCTGAACTTAATGCGTATTTATCATCGCTTTGTGCTTTTGTATAAACATCTCCTAAAAGCTCGTTTATCTTATTACTTGAATAAGTCTTGTTAACATTTTTATTGCTATCGTCGATAACACTCTCTTGCTTTACTTGCTCACCTTTTTTTAAAAAAGTGTTATCAGCTTCAACTCTAGAGTAAACATCTTTTTCAGTTTCTACCGTATTACTTGCTTTAATTATCTTTATCATATTTGCTCCTTAATATCTATGTATTTTTATATCATCACTTGATAAAACATAATAATTAAATGTTTCTACACCACTCATACCTTTCGGCTGTGTTTTAAACTTTAGCTTATTGTTAAAGTTTGTTATCATTGCACTGTTTGTTACTACTATCGTTCCAGTTTGTCCTACTGTGGCATTATTTAAGCTCATCTCTTCGCTTTGTGCTGGTTTTATCACAAAGTTATTTCCCTTACTTAAATCTATACTTAAGCTTGTTTGTTCTATTTGGTTTTTAGGTAAAGCGAAATTATCATCATCTATACTAAAACCTTCGCCTAAAACATTAAACAAATCTGCATATTCAGCTTTGCTTAAACTAGCACCATCAAGGGCTTTAAAACCCTTAGGTAAAGTTTGTCCTTTTGGGTAGTTAAAGATAGTTCCTACAGGGATTGTGCTATTGTTTGCACTTATTAAGCTTTCTATCTTTGTGCTTGAATATGTCTTATTGGTTCCTTTGTTGTTATCATCTATGACATCTTGATTCGTTTTTTGTTGAATTTGTTCTGTTGGTAGATTAAAACTACTTTCATCACTTCCAAACTTATCACCTATGATTTCATAAAGTTCTGCATACTCTGATTTATCTAAGCTACTTCCATCAAGTACCTTAAACCCTATCGGAAGTTCTTTGTCCTCCGGATATTCTACTACCGCACCCACCGGCACAGATGGGCTGTTTATATCTATAAGTGTTTCTACTTTTTTACTTGAATACACCTTTATTAAAGATGGCTTTTTATCATCTATAAGCCCATCACTTGATACAGTTTGTATATCATCCTTTAACTCATTTAATTTATCTTTTAGCTCTGTTAGCTCTTGTTCTTTTTGTTTTATCTCATCAGCTGATTGTCTGACTTGATCAACTTCTTGTTTAGCTTCTTCTAACCTATCCATATAATCATCAATTTGTCTATTCTCTAGTTTTACATCTTCTACTTGTTTTATTATTTCTTGTGCTTTTTTATCTAATTCGTTTATTACTTCATCGCGTTTGCTATACCAACAGCACATTTTTTCTTGCACAAAGTCTAATAGTTTTCTTGTTTGGTCTGCGATGTCTTGTGTAGCTTGTTGTTGTCTTGTCTCCACAGTAGCTACTGCATTTTGTGCTACAAGTTTCATCTCGTTTGATTTGTTTTGTAGTTCTTGATATATTTTAGATTTTAGTGCGTCAAGTCTGCTTATACCTTCATCAGCTCTTGCCAAAGCACTTTCTACTCTCTCAAGCTTTGATACTACTTCATCTTTTATACTATCCGCTTCACTTATTTTAGCTAAGCCACTAGATACAGCTTGGTTAATTTCACTAGCCTTAGCTTCTATTTCGCTTTTTATATTGTTTAAGCTAGTTTCATATCCTCTTAAAGCGCTTTCAAGTCCGTGAAGTTGTGCATATTTGCTATCAAAATCACTCTTACTAGAATCAAGTGCAACCTGTATAGCCTTAACATGGACTTCTATTTGCCTAAGCTCTTCAAAGTCCATAGCCTCTATTCTTTTGCCAAGTGCTAAAATCTCTTTACATATCTGAGTAAATTCTTTTTCAGCCATCTAATCCATCCTTGTTTTATCTTTCATAAGTTTGTCAAGTTCTCTTAAGTCTTCTCTGTCAGGGTCTATCTTTTGGTTTTGATAGTCAATAAATAAATAAATAAATTTTCTATATGATAAGTTCTTTATCGTATATACATTAGCCATCCAATAATCCAATTTTTGGATAAAATCACTATCCCATACATAAAAACTATCAATCGCATAATTAATATCATAAGGCTTTAACCACCCCTGTGCCTTTAGTGCTTCTTCTGTGTTGTAGCTTCTCTCATCAAAGTTATTTAGGTTATATTCGCACATTGCACTTTTATAAAGCCTGTCATATTTATAATAAAACTTATCTTCTTTCGCTCTATCTCTTGCTATCAAAGCACATAAAGCATTTAAAAGCATTTTGTCAAGAAAATCAATCTCATCATTATCGTTTTTTGGTAGTTTAAATTTCCTTACAAAATACTTTTTATCAATATAATAATCCACTTCAAAATGCCTATGGTCTATCTCTATAAGCTCAAGTGGAGTAGTTGCCCTAGTTATTTCTAGGGCTGATTTTTCCATAAGCATAAAAAACTCATTATCATCAGGGATTTTTACATCTCCCCTTGTGATAATCTCATATTGTCTTTTAAATGCTGATAGTGTCATTAGTTTGCCTTTAAGCTTTGTAATGCACAAAAGGCATAAGGTGTACACACTCTAAGAGTAAACTCGCTTATTATCTCTTTTAACTCTTTATCATCTGTTGTTACACGACTTTTTACTTCCATAGGACGCCAATTAACCTTAACGATATCTTCAGGGTTATAAGCAATTATTTCGTTGTTTTCAAGATAAGGGTTTAAAAGTATCTTGATATTGCTACCGTATGAGGTGCTTTTTAATGTCTGCACATTCACACCAAGATAGTTAGTGTCCATTGTTGCTTGTTGTTTTTTCTCAAGCAAAAAGTCTAATCTATCCTTTTGGTTATCGCCCATCATTAGTATTTTATAAGGACGTCCTTTTAAAAATCCAACCTTAAGCAAGTCTAATATCATTTGCCAACTAAGCTCAGAACCACCGGCATCTACTTTGTTTGAGCTAGTTAAAAAGCTCTTAAGCCCACCACATTTACCAGCCGTATTAGCAGAGTTTACTCTTTGCACCGCAGCTTGATCTGACACTAATATCTTCTCGATTGTTCTTTTATGCACGTGTGAACTAAGCTCACCTTGCACGGCTAGTTGTTTTTTACCATCTATTCTGTTTCCAGCTGCTTCACTACCTGTAACACCATAAGCATTTTTAACTATCTGAAAGTGATTTTTCAAACTTCCACCTGTATAGTTTTTAAGATCAGCCATCGCTGCACCTTCATTGTGTGCATTATCTATATCACAATCAGGTATCTCATCATAAAACCATTGATGACCCAAACTAACACTTGAGCTTCTATCTGCCGGTGCCATTGTTTGTATCGTGCTTAAAAATGGTGTTTCAGTCCAGCCTATCTGATATATTCTTCTTTCTAAGTCTGCCCCGCTTTTACCAAAAGCTTCTTGTGTTGTTACTAAACCTTGTTTCATTGCCATATTATTATTCTCCTAACTTTATGCAAAAAATTTAGAATAAAAGCCTAACTTATCATCATAGCTAGCTTCGCCTCTATTCATCTTCTCTATCCTCTCATCCATAGAGATACCGCCTGCCATTCCTCTACCTGTGTCAAACTCATCATCTTCTACTTGCTTATCTTTAAAGTGTGTAAGATAGATATTTTCAAAACCCATAGGGTTATAATACAAATCAGCAAATCCCGGGTCTTTCTTATCAAATTCAAGTATCTTATCTATGATTTTTCTAACATTAAAGTCAGAATATTTATTTTTCATAGTTTTATCAATTTCATCTAGCTCACGCTCTTGTTCCATATGTTTGAAGTTATGATATTCATCTTCATTCATAGTTATAGTTTTTGGTTCTTTTGCTTTTGGCTCAGTTTTTTCTGCTGGCTTATCAGCTGCTTTTGTTTCTACTTTTTTTGTGCCTTGTTCGCTATTGTCTGTGCTAGGCTCTTGTCCGACATCATCCAAAGACACATCAAAAGCACTTAAATCTTTATCCATTATTTATCTCCCTCATTGTCTAATAATTCAGGCTCTACCGCTGGCAAAACTTCCACATCTGATTTATGCTCCTTTTCACCCCTGCTAGCCTTTTCAAGTTCAAGCAATCTTCTTTTTGTTTTTACAAGTTCTGCTTTTAGCTCTTCTATGGTTTTAAACTCTACAACACCAAGTGCCTCAGCCTCTTTTTCATCTTTTGATAAAGCTTCCCACTCTTCAGGACTCATCACACTTATGGAGTTTATAAAGCCACCATTTTTTAATCGCAAAACATAATCCCCTATGTTTCCACCATCTACCTGCCCCTTTGTGGCATTTTTACCCCTGCCACCTTCATAGACATTTAGTCCGTTACTTGCTTGATACTTGATAATACCAAGCACTTCAAACTGTTCTTTATATCTCATAAAAACTCCTTTGGTATTTTTCATATTTTATTTATTTCTTTCCTACTTTTTATAAAAACTATACGCCACCCATAGCTAAATTTGCTAATTCTTTTTGCTCATCGCTTAATTCTTGTTCTTGTGCTTCTTGCTGTGCTTGCATCGCTTGTTGTTCTGCCATCGCTTGCTGTTGTGCTTGCATTTGTGCTATATACTCATCTATCATCTCAAGCGGTGCATTTTCACCAAGTATAAGTGTCAAAATCTCTTTTAATATACCCGACACTATCTCTATAGACTGTATGCCGTTTTGAGCTAAGACTCCAAGCAGGCTATTAAGCTGCCCTATCTTAACCTCCTTGCTTATAGTAGTTCCAAACTCTATATTTACATCAAAATCAAGTCTATTACTACGCCTAAAGCTCTCATCACCTATCTTTGCTATAAGCTCTTCATCTTCTGTTATCTTTATAAAGTCATCATCGCTAGTATGTTTATATATAAGCTCTACAAAGTGAGTAGCATAAGATGAAAGCATAGTCTCCATTAGTGTTTGCATCATACTCTCAATTCTCATAGAACTTGATGCATTCACAGTTTGCAAAGCCCCCATTGCACGCCTATCGCTAGGGCTAGTCTGTCCGGTCATTACACTATTTACACCAGTAATTACTTCATACTCATTTTTAAGCATAGCTATCTCTTCACTAAGTGGATATGCATTTGGTTGTGGTAATGGTTGGATTATATCGCTTATGCTTTTACCTTGAATACTTTGCGCCCTTATATATTTTTTTCTTGCAGATATGTCGCTTATAGCTATCTCTCCAACCTCTTTATCTATGATATACAAAGGGTCTATTTGATTTTCTGTTATATCTATCTTTTGATTTCTTTTTATGTTGTATTCTTCTTGTATTTCTCTTGCTATTTCACTTATACAAGACCCATAAACACAGTTTTGATTTTCTCTATCTTCTTCTAAAATCCTTGGCATATCCTCTATACAATACCCAAAGTGAAAAGGTAGTCTTGAAAATGTAGCCTCTCTAACAAGCACATCATTAGCAAAGCTTTTTAATTTCCATACGATCTTATTATCCTTATAACTCTTTTCGTATAAGTCTTTCATCTGTATGCGTGAGCTATCTTTACTATAAGCCCTATAAATAGCCTCTTCATCCTCCACTTGCTTATAGTATTTGCTTTTAATCTTTTGTTTTACTTCTCTTATTGATTGGTGCCATTTGTAGGCTACATATTCTATATCATTTATATCACTTGCATCTTTATCAAAGGCTAGATCGTTTATAGGTATAAATCTAGTTCTTATTTTCTTTTCTTGCCCATCATAATAAAGGCTGGTTATTCCAAGCGGTAGATATAGTGCGGATAATACCGCCTTGCTTAATCCTACCCTATGTTCTGTTTTTTTCCATCTGTTTTTAAGCACTGCTGTTAGTGCATTTTGTAAGGTTAAATCACTATCACTTTTTAAACCAACCCTTGTTATCTCTATAGGACAACGATCGGACATAAAGCTAGTTTTAAATATTGAGTGTATTATCAAAACAGTTGTCTTTATAAGTGGTACATAAAGCCTTGATCTGCTTCTTTCTGTATTTTTTCTTTTTGTGGTTCTGTTATCTTCTTTATATTTTGCAAGATATGCTCTTTCACAATTTAAAAATCGTTCTTGTAACTTTTCTAAATTCTTAAAAGCTTCATTTACTAATTCCAGCTTAACATCAGCCATATAACTATCCTTTCTAACATTTAGAATAGTTTAATTAGTATTTTCCTATTTTTTATAAAGTTTTTTATTTACAAATTTACTTTTTTTATATATAATTTCAAATTAAAGATAACTTGTGATGGATTAAAGCTGTAGTCTTGCATTCAAGGTAGGCATTTGCTTAGTATTCTGCACGCTCCTGGGGTTATCTTTTTTTTTATTTTTGTGGATTATTTTTTGTTTCTTCCGCTTATATGATATAAGCCTAAGATTACAGTACTTATAACAGAAGTGATTGAAAATGCAGTTTGTTCTGTATATACGGCATATGCTACTATACCCAAACAACTAAGTATAACTACAAAAGCCAGCCATTGCCCAATACCAGAGTATTTTATATTTGCGTCTGATTCTTTTATTCTTATTTTTTGTTCATCTTTTTCTATATTTATTAACCCATTCTCAATTTGCCTAACATGTTCATTATTTTGTAAAATTACTTCTAGATACTCTCTAGCCAAGTCTTGATTTATTTTTGCTATACTTGCAAGTTCAGATGGGTTTATCTCTACATTTACATTTGTGTTTTGGATTATAGCCTTTACATCCATATGTTTATCCAAAACATCTTGATTTTTATTTTTTTGAGCTTTTTCTTTTAAGTTGTTCTTCTTCAATTGCTCTATCTCTCTTTTTATAAAAATCTATAAATGTTTCGCCATATTCTTTAGCGTGTTTTATCTTCACAGGCGTAAAAGCATTTCTAAAGCCCATAACAAGATAGTTAAATGCTACATTCATTTTTTGCCTCCTTATCTATCTAATAAGCACAATAATTATACCATATATTAATTAAACTTAATCAAGCTAAAACAACATAAAAGTATTTAATGCCTAAGTAAATATATTTTATCTTTTTTTTCCTAACTTTTATATATTAAAACATCTTCATCTGTATAGAAAACTATTTATTTTTTTTGGTTTTTTAAAGTAATAATTTTTACTTTTAAAAAAGGTTCATCGTCTTCGTGTTCTTTTATAAATTCAGCTTTTAAAATCTCATAATATGGTATATCCAAATTTTTTAGCATTTCCTCTGCGGCCATATTTGGATTACCAATATATCCAGTATCAATTGGGGCATCTTCTCTCGTAATTATAAATTCTTTTACCTTGTATATTGATAACTTGTGATCACCACCAGCTCTTAAACCAGTTTTTACATTTGTTATGTTACCACTATTGTTGCCATTTACTATAACAGAATTGTTATTGTTGCTTATATTGCTCATTGTGTAACCTCTTTTATTTTTAGTAGCTTGTCTTTAAACTCTTGTAATATTTTGTTATTGCCGTATTCTTCAAATAATTCTATAAACTCCATAAGCTCAGAACTAACTTTGTGCTGATGGCTATTTACTATATTTCCACTATTTGAGCCATTGACAATAACTGAATTTTGAATATCTGAATAATTACCCTTGCCATCTAATAGCCATTCCAAGCTAACAAGATTATCCTGTGAAACATCTATTAATCTCTTTGTAGGTATTGATTTTCTATCTTTCCAGCCATTTAAAGTTTTATAAGGAACATTCATTGCAACTGCTAATTCTTTATCTGTTTTGACTTCAAAAAGCCACCTTAATCGCCAAAATATATTTTCAACATCTTGCATTTTTATCCTTTTAAAGTATTTTTTACTATAAAATACTTGACTTTTAAAAAAAATAGGGTTATAATTACCACAAAATTAAGTAAATGATTTGCCAAATATCACACATTATAGCAAATCTTTTACCAAAAAGGGCTTTAAATAATGGTAAAAATAGATTTTGAAAGTATAGGTGATAGACTTGAAGCTATGAGAAAAGTAGCAGGGCTAAACAAGCAAAAAACCTATGAGCTATTAGAGACTACGAAATTTATCTATCACGAAGTCCGTTATGGTAGAAAAAAAATGCCATTAAGTTGGGCTTTTACTTTTAATGAAAAATATGGTTTTAACTTGCAATGGATTTATTCAGGACAAGGCGAAATTTTTATATCAAATAAGGATAACAAATGAGTTTAGAACTTAGCCTATTGATAATATCAGTAACATTTATATCTTTTATGGGTGGAGCATTTTTATCAATATTTTTATATTTGTTTTTTACAAAGGGTAAAAAATGAGACCGATAGGATCAACAAAAGAGCGTTTACCTATATACAACATGACTTTTAATACATTGATTTGCCAATTAAAAATGGATAAGCATATATCAGATGAAACCAAAAACAAGCTAATACAAGCTTACACTTTACTTTATTATACAGGTTGTAGGGTTAGCGAGATAGCAAAATTAGATGTATCAGATATTAAAAATATAATAGCATTAAAAACACTTGCATTAAACGGTCAAACTAAAACTAAAAGACCAAGAACTATCCATTTTACAGATAGAATGATAGCTATAATAAAAGATTTTAAATTAGATAATGCTACTAAACATGGGGATTATTTGTTTTACCAAAATGGCACAAATTACCCTATGGATAAAAAAGGTTTAACCAAACTTTTAAACAACTATCTAATGGCATATCTTAAAACAGACCTTTACACTACGCATAGCTTTAGAGCTGGCTATATAACAAGGATAGTTGAAAGCACGGGCAATATAAGAACGGCTTGTGATATGGTAGGACATAGAAATGTAACTACCACACTTAGATATATAGCTACCTCAAAAGAGCAAAAGTTAGACGCACTTGCAAAGGTATTTGGATGAGAGAGTTTATCCCTATTCAATACTTTGATTTATCAAACACAACTAAAAAAGATATTCAAAACCTTTATTATAGAGATAAGCAAATAGGTAGAACAGATAGATTTATGATTGAAAACGGGCAGTTATTAGTGCATAATGATTATAAATGCCCACATTTTCACAAGGTAGCTGATTTATATTACAAAGCACTTGAATGTGCTAATTCACAAAGAGAGTTAGCAAAATTTGTAGCAAAGCAAACAGGTAAAGATATAAACACTGTGTATTTTTATTTTAGAAATTTCCGTTTCAAAAATCCAGACTTTGCACAACAAATATGCAATCTCTTAAAAAGATTTATAAAAGAAAATAATTTATTTGGGGATTATGATGAATAATGTATTTGAGACAATAAAGCAAACCATATCCAAAGACGACTTAAAAGACTTTATAAGCAATGAATATGGTATAGAATTTAAAGCAAACAATGCCAATGCCTTTTGTCCTTTTCACGATCATAATTTCCAAACACCATCACTAGGAGTGAGTGCCAATAACAACGGAGCATTTTTCCACTGCTTTGCATGCAACACCAGCGGAGATATAACCAAATTTGTAGAACTCAAAGAAAACATATCACCACTACAAGCAGCCAAAAAAGTATGCGAATATTTTAATATACCTTGTGATATTAACGCACAAGACCTATCCGAAGAAGAAAAAAAAGAAAGAGCCAAAAAATTAGAAGCTATAAAAAGACAAAACAAAGAAAGAAGAGCCAAAGACAACGAACAAAAACAAGAACTTATCAAAAAAAATATAATAGCAATAGGCAAAATAGCACCAACTCTTATAAGAGATTTAGAGATAAATTATTCTAGTATCAAAGACACCCTAGAAGAATCATTTCATTTATATTTTATGCCGATATTTAAAGATATTTCAAAAGACCTTTTAGGTTATAGCTTAGAGCATAAAAGCCTAGCTATCATCATAAGAGATAAAAACAACAATCCTATAAATATCAGATATAGACAAAAATTTAAATACGATAGCACTCACAAGATGCTAACAAATGAGAGAATGGACGGCAAATGGATAGGACAAGCAAATATGTCATCTTTTCCTTTTCCACTAAGCCTATATGGAAATCACACAGACGATAAAGTGATAATCTGCGAAGGTGAAAAAGATGCACTAAATTTATATAGTGTAGGGGTTAGAGCCTTGACCTTGGGGGGAGTAAATAATAGCTTTGAGCCTTACAAAGCCTTACTAAAAGACAAGACTGTATATATATGGTTTGATAATGATGAAGCAGGGTATGAAAACGCTATCAAAAAATACCACGAATTAAAAGATGTAGCAAAAAATATATATGTAGTTTTATTTTATGCTATTAGCAAAAAGCTACCACCAAAATATGATATTAGCGATTTTATAGGGGATAATATACCAAAACTACACGCAAATACTATATATGATTTAATATCATATAGTTGCTTTAAAGTCTCAAATGTGCTTATAGATGAGATATGTGATTATTATCCAAAGCTTAGCAAAAAGCTAGAAAAATTTAGAGAGATAGAGCCTTTAAAAGAATTCATAGATATAAAAAAAGAAATTATCCAAAAAGATGATAATGGCAACTATATAAATATTTTTCCAGTCAAAGGCGAACTAGATGATGAATTTATAGACCGCATCCTAGACAAAACAAAAGCCTTAAAAAAAGAACTAGGCAATGAAAGATATGATTTATTAAAAGACCTTTATTTACGCAACTTTGTAGTAACAGAAACAGAAACAGAAAATTTTGAGCGATGGACTAAATCTTTTGACGAAGCCTTTAAGATAAGCAAAACAATGAGATCAAACTATCATCAGACACATATTGTGGATATGGTAGAAAGTCTAAACCAAAGTTTTTACAAACTAGGCTACATCTTAGGCGAATACAAAGGCAACCTATATGTATGGACAAATAACCACTATATGAAAATAGAAATTAATTCTATGGCTAAATTTATACATAGTTACTGGATGAAAGCAGCACGGGTTGATTTAAAAAAACAAACAAGACCAAATGTTGATTTAATAGTAGCAGACCTTATAAGCTTAGCTATCAATCTTGATGAAATAAAAGCAAGACAACAAAGGCGTGTTATAAATATGTTAAATGGCACTATCTTTATAAGTAAAAATGGCAAGGTTACTTTTAAAGACAAGCACGACCACAAAGACGGCGCTACAAATATTCTTAAATTTCATTATGACCCTAATGCAACTTGCCCTAAATGGAACAGATTTTTAAGCCAAGTAATGAGCGATAGTGATGATGAAAAAACACTAATGGAATTTATAGGATATTGTTTATTACCAAGCCATGATTATGAAAGCTTTTTATTTTTATATGGCAAAAGTGGAGCAAATGGCAAGAGCGTTATTCTTGATACACTCAAAAGCTTTTTTGGTGATGATAATATCTCAGCCTTACAACTTCAGCAATTTGAAGGACACCAGCTACACGCCCTAACAAATAAAATAATTAATATAGGTAGTGAGATAGATAAAAACTCAAGCGACAAAGGACAACTTGCCAACTTAAAAGCAATAGTTTCACCAAAGGATAATTTGCAAATAAACCCTAAAAATCAAGAGCCTTATTTATTGCTTCCAAATGAAAAACCAAAACTAGCCTTTGCAGGTAATGAAAAGCCTAGACAAGGTTTAGATAATGCAGTCTTTAGGCGTATGCTTTTAATTAGCTTTGATAAGGAAGTAAAAGACGGACAAAAGATAAGGGGGCTTAGTGATAGATTTGCCGATGAAATGGCAGGAATTTTTAATCTAGCCATAGCAGGACTTGCAAGACTTATCACAAATGGCAAATTTACACGTTCACGCAGAATGCAAAACGAACTAGAAGAATACAAAGACGAAGTAAATCCTATCAGGGCTTTTGTGCGTGATGCAATCATACAAGATGAAAATTATTTTATACCAAGCAAATATCTATATGCGGTATATAAGAATTTCATAGAAGACAAAGGTGGCACACCGCTTAAAGAAAAGAACTTTTTCAAAGCATTTAGAGATGAATGTTTGATGAATAATATAGTAACATCCTACGAACAAAAACGTTTGCAATCTCACTACCTAGGACTTACAAATGATAGACCTTATTGTATCGTAGGCGTTAGAATCAATCTAAATATTGACTTTGATTCAGTAAGTTTTGGCGGACAACAGATATTTATTAACACAATGAGTGTTCGAAAAGGAGCAGAACTTGCTTCTATTTAACCCTTGTCTTATGAATGTCTTATCATTGTCTTATGATTTTACACCGTTCATAAGACAGCAAAACCACGATAAACACGGGGTTAGTAGTGCCTTGTCTTATCATCTTATGATTTTTGCCCCTATATTGATTTTGAAAAATATTTTTTTTATTTTATTTTATTTTTTTCTAACTAATATAGTAAAAATCATAAGACAGATAGAAAACTTAAACAATCAAATAACCATTTTATCGGCTTTCTCTTTTGTCATACGATTTTTAACCTTAATAAGACAGCAAAAAAGCAAAAGCCCATTTTTAGGGGCTTTGCTTGTCTTACGATTTTTTTATGATAATAAGACATATAAGACAGGAGCTAAAAGATGAACGATTTACAACAAATGGCATTTAATATCTACATAGACTCAGCAAGCTTTGAAAATGACTTTAAGCCTATGAGTGAAGAGGCCATAGCCCAAAAGATGAGAAACGAAGGACACGAGACTTCAAGCTCATCCATAAACAGATGGAAAAATAAATTTGAATGGAACAAGGCACTAGAAAATAAAATAACCCTAGCTATGAGTGAAAATAAAGAGTTAAAAAACATAATACAAAAAAGCTCACTACAAACTACCGTAAAAAATACAAAGGTAGATATAGAACGAAATAACATGATAATAGCCGGTAGCTATGAGATCATGGAAAGAGAATTAACAAGGTTGATTAATGACCAAAAACAAAATGGCAAATTAAAGTCCAAAGAAGATATAGAGCTATTTAAATTTATAGCAACACTAAGCACACAAAGACACGACAAAATGCTTGACAGACTAGCACTTATACCACCGGAGTCGGTTTCTGGTGATGAGCTAATTAGCAGGCTCATGGATGTAACCATAGATGTTGAAGTTGAAGAAGATACACAGGAGTAAAATATGATAGAGATTAAATTTATAAGTTTGCAAAAAATCAAATATGGCAAGTATAAGGCTAGACTTTTTAATGAAAAGAAAAATCTTGTTTTAGAGATAAACAAAGAGTTTAGACTTAATGAACTTGGAATAGTTGGACAAGAAATAATAAAAGCAGAGAAAAAAATAAAAGAAGAAGAGGAGCCTAGATTATTATGAATTTTATGACATTTGATGAATATGTAAAAATACTTAAAACCGCTGAAAAACAAGCAACCAAGACAGAGATAATGAGAATGAATAAACCGTTAAAACCTGATAATCCGAAAGCGGTTTTTGTCAAAGTAAATGCGAAGCTCTTAGAAATTTGGGATAAAGAGTTTTATTCTTGTGTTGATAGTGAAGTTGAAAACATAATAAACGAAGCTTTAAGTAAAAAGCAAAACACAAAGCTATCAAACAGTGTTTTATCAGGTATAAAAGAAGCGAGAACAAGAATTGAGCTATTAAAAGATATCATAAACAAAATAGCAAATATCCAATGTAATAATTTAACAAATGCAAAAAAGATAATAGCAAATATAAATGAGGTGGTGCAAAATGCTTAAAGATATCGTAAAAGATAAACTTATAGTTTTAGCAAAGATGTTGTTAGTTGTTGTAACTATGATTTTTATAATGGCTATACAAGCCTTAGTAAATTAAGGGGATGTATGAAAACAAGTATGTATTTATATGGGGGTGAAAACTCACATCTTATATCTATAAACAATGGTGCTGATGACCGCATAGCAAAGGCAAAGATATTAATAAAAGAACTTTTAAAAGAACCGTTAAAGAGTAGAGATTTTAAAAGGATAGATGATATTTGCAAGGCTATAAAGCATTGGGAAAATTTAAAAAACTAAGGAATAAAAGATGAATATAGGTTATTTTAAAAATGTTATATATACAAACGAACAAGGGCAGGAGTTAAGTTATATAGGTGGTATTATCAATATACCTTTTGCCAGACCTTTAGAAGTTGCTTTGTTAAAAGCTAGTGCGGAAGATAAAAAAAACAATGCTAATTTACCAGATTTTAAGATAGTTTTACAAAGACCAAAAGGCTATCAAGGGCAAAGACAAATAATAGGTGCTTTATGGAAAAGACAATCGCAACGCGGTTTAGAATACATTTCAGGAAGTATCCAAAGTCCAATCTTACCCGGTGGGCAAATGTATATAGCATTGTTTGAGCCAACACAAGATGATTCACAACTTTTATATGAAATAAGTTGGAGTGTGCCAAAGAGCAATAACACTCAAAGCAGTATACCGGATGTAAACACAGATGATATAGCTTATGAGATTAATAACGAAATACCTTTTTAAAAGAAAACAAAGGGGCGAATAATGAATGATTATAAAGATATATTAGTAACGTGGTATTCACCGAAATATAACAATGGCTACAAGGTAGTTATTAGGGTAAAAGATGAGTTTTTAAAGGAAAATTACATGTATTATAAAGAACCTGATATTCTTAAAAAATATAGGGAAGTTTTAAACGATGATAGTGCAGTTGTGCTTTTTGTAGAAGATGAAGTTTATTTTATAGAGGTGTAAAAATGGAAGTAAAAGAGATATTAGAACAAAGAGAGCAAACGCATGGAACTTTTGAGGAGCAATCCTCAATCTCCCAAACTTTAAAACATACACTAGGTAAGTATAGTTACAAACTAACCCCTCAACAAAGAGAGGCTATGCAGATGATAATGCATAAACAAGCGAGGATTTTAGCAGGTGATCCAAATGTTAAAGACCATTGGGTTGATATAGCAGGTTATGCGACATTAGTAGCTAAAGAATTAAAGGAGTAAAAATGCCATATGTAAACTTATATTTAGATGATGAAGTTGCTTATCAACTTTTAGAAGAATTAGAAGTAGAAGAATACCTTTCTCTACTTGAATCTAAATTACTAACAGATAATGATATAACAGCAGGAGGAGTTGTTTATTTAGCAGAGATTTTAGAAAAAATAGACACAAGGTCAATAGGCGAACTTATTTATATGCTTAGTGATGATAGAGCAAAAGAAATAAAAGACTTTTTATCAGCATATAAAAAAATTAAAGGAGGTCAAGAGCTAAACACAAGAATACAAAGAGCGATAGAAGATTTATCACATTATTTTAACGAGTATGAAGAGTATGCGGAGTTAGATTATGAAGATTGGAATAAAGATGATGCAGAGTTTATATTAATCAATATGTCATATTTATTAGATAAATTAAGAACTTATGTTGATGACACTTTAGATGAGTTGATGGAATAAAACAATGACAAAAACACAATTTAACGACATAAAAGAAAAGCTACTTGAGTATTGTAAAGACAAAGGGCTAAGTATAGTAAATCAAAGAGCAGGTTATGCAGCAAACCTTAGCAAAGAGATAACCGAATATCTAAGAGCTAATAACGACGATGATAAGGTAGACGCACTTTGTGATATGATTGTGTTTACTCTAAATGCCACCTACAAGCTTGAATATAGAACCGGAGATTCTCATTTTGATAATAAAGTGCCAGTCATAGCTTTTGCTTTTTTAAGTATGTATTGTGACAAGTTAGCAAATATCACAGATGTAGCTTATTTTGTAGCAAACATTATAAGAAATATTGAAATAATGGGCTATGATAGCTATAAATGTATGCTTGAAACGATTAAGAAGATAAGCTCCCGCACAGGGCATTACGATGAAAAAGCAAAAAATTTATCAAAGATACTTCAGATGAAGCCAAAGCCAAATGGTACAAAGCTGATTATGCTAGTTGCAAGTTAATGGATTAATATGAGCTATTTAAACTATGATGAATTATCAGGTTTATTCATTGCACCTGGCTTGCTAAATGATAAATATGCCAATTACCTAGTATAGGCTGAAAAAGACGACACAGGCAAGACGGTATATAGAGCAAAAAACAGATGTAACGATAAATATTTGCAAGACAGATAAAGGCTTTGAGGCTAAAAAAGTTTTTTTATATGAAGCCTTTTATAACTATATAAAAGCAACATAAGAAAGGAATACAAATGAACGATGAACTATTAACGGCAAAAGAAGTTATGCAACTTTTAAAGATAAGTGCAACAACTTTATGGAAGTATGTAAAAGCAGGGAAGATAAACAAACACTCTTTGACAAAAAGAACTATAAGATATTCTAAAAATGAGATACTACAACTTGTTAAATCTCAAACAGTGGCTTAAGAAATTAAGCCACTTAAATAATCACCCCACCATTGCATTAAAACTCTCATCTGTTTTAAATTGCTAGCCCTATTATAAGCATCTCTTATCTTGTCTTTATCAGCATGTGCCAAACATTTTTCTATTATATCTATACCACATTGATGATCATCTCTTAACTCATTTGCTAAAGTTGAAAACATCGCCCTAAAGCCGTGAGATACTATCTCATCTTTACTATAACCAAGTCTTCTTAAGGCGGCATTTAGTGTGTTATCGCTCATACACCTATCAGCACTTCTTAAACTTGCAAATAAATAGTTGCTACTCTTGTCAGCTACCAGCCTGTAATCTTTTAACAAATCCATAGCTTGAGTAGATAAAGGCAAGATAAATTCTTGTTTCATTTTCATTTTCTCAGCCGGTATCACCCATAGCTTGTTTTTAAAATCTATCTCATTCCACTCACAAGCCCTAATGTTAAAAGGGCGGACAGCAGTATTCATTAAAAGCTTTAATGCTACCTTTGTTTTATAATCGCCATTGTATTCATCTATACTAAGTATCAAACCTCTTATGTCATTTGTCTTTGTTAGGGTAGGGTAGTTTTTTGTTTTTGCCTGTTTGAATGTATATCTAAAACTTATATCAGCTATTATATTATGCTTTGTATAGCCGTAGCTTACGGCATATTTGTATATTTGATTAAGTAGGGAGAATATTCTTTTTAATGTTTCAAGAGAGCCACTATCTTCTATTATTTTAAGCGTATTTATAATATCAACTGTGCTTATAGCGTTTATATCTCTATCGCCTAAATATTTTGATACATGTTTATTAAACACCAATAATTGTTTTTTTGCATAGCTTTGCGTGTTTGTAGCGTTTTTAATCTCTAGCCACTCAAGCCCTATTTTATTTAGAGTGTTTATCATTTTGCCTTTATGCATTAAGGGATCATTGCCCTCTTGCAAAGCTTCTAATAATTCAGCCCTTTTCTTCCTTGCATTTGCAAGAGTAAGTGTAGGATAATCACCAAGTGCTATTCTTCTAATCTTTTGAGTAACAGGACTTTTATATTCAAGTGCAAAATGCTTACGACCATTAGGCTTGATAAATAGATATAGCTTATCACCATCTGAAAGCTTATACTCTTTATCTTTTGGTTTTAAATTCTTTATCTTAGTATCAGATAACGGAGTGCTTATCTTAGGCATACATAATCCTTTTAACGGACTTTTTTTACAAAGTCCTTTTTTAGTCCGTCAAATTATCCGTTAAAAATGTTTAAAACAAGTTAAAACAAGTTAAAACAAGTTAAAACAATATAAAACAATATAAATAAACCAACACGAACAAAAACACGATTTTATCGAACTTCGGTTAAACAAAATAAAAGAAAATGAATAAGGGGAAAATATGTAAATGGTGGAAGCGAGGGGAATCGAATTATATTAAGTAAAAGCCCATAATATCGTTATTATTTATTTTATGTGCTTTGTTTAGTCAATAATGAAGTCAATAAAAAATATATTAGTGCGTAAAAAAGTAATACATCAAAATGTCAATTCTACCCCCAGCTACTACCGCCTCTTTCTCTATTTCTTGACCTTTCCCTACTTGCTCTACTTCTGCCACCGGGCTTACCATCACTCATACCACTACGGCGATTACTGCTCTTTGATGAGTCTTTATCTCTACTACTACCGCTACTTGATGCCCAACTACTTCCAAAGCTACTGCCAAATTTATCTTTGAAAGATTTGTCTATAGTCATTTCAAGACCACTCTTATATTCACTTTTTTTAGTTTTGTCGTTTTCTCGATAAAAACCACCACTTCCGTTTGTATGCCATCTATCTCTACTCCTACTCCTCCTAGAGTTACCACTACTTGATGCCCAATTACTGCTTAAATTATCATTAATAGCGTTAGTAAAGGGGCTATTTATTGTTGTGTTATAACCATAATTGTTAGCTATATCCTCGACGCTCTTATTTTTAATTATACCACCATAAAGGCTACTCTTACCATTTCTAAGCCAATCGCCATCACTCCTACCTGTAGTGATTAAATTATATGCCCTCATATCTACCAAGCTACCCTTAAATGTATTCCCTGTCATTGTGCTTGTGATTGTTCCATCAGTCCCATAAGTAGCTGACACGCGACCATCAACACCAAAGCCAGCCATATTGCCGTCCCAATCTGTAAGCATTTCTAATTTACTCTCAACTTCATCGCCAAACAACGAATTGACACTGCCAACTAAATCTTTTAAAAATTCTCCTATTGTTTTTGGCTGTTGATAAAGTGCCATTCTCTTACCATCAACTTCAGCAAAGCCCATCAACTCCCCACCAAATCCGTAGTGTCTGTCTAACTTTGTCATCACCTCAAACGCTTCTGTTACAGCCATTTTGACAATTTCAGCTACAAACATACCGCCTATAGGGGCTATACTTGTGCCTATAGCCGACATTGTTTTCTTAACGGCGACATTGGTCGCTTTTGACAACAAAGTATCTGATAAATTCTCAACAGCGTTAGCGGATAAGTTTAGTTTGCCTGTTGTAAGACCATCATAAATAGTACCTAAAACAGTACCGCCAATTCCCGGCATTATCGTATTTCCTACATATTCTAATTTATTCTCAATAATGCCATCAAATTGCTTCTCTTTTACAAACGCTTCAAGCGAATTTGTATAACCATTTGCTTGTAAAGTTGCCCTATCTTCACCAAATATAGCGTTATAGCCTTGCCCTTTGTTAGTAAATTGCCTTTTTAAAGGAAGTATTACATCTTTAATAACCCCCTCTATATCTTGCATTATCTCTATCGTTGTATCTATATCATCATTCATAACAGACATTTGAATACTCATTAATGCAAACTCAGCAAAATCTTCATTAAGTGATGTTATAGCACCGCTTAAATTACCACTTTTGTTTAAAAATATAGCCCTATAATCAGCCCCTGTCTCATTAAATGCAGAATATCCAAACCCACCAGCTAATGTGCTATCCATAGCACCACCAGCCATATATGAAAATACATCACTTTCAAGCGTATTCTCTGCATTAAATGTAGCGTTTAGACTATTTTCAAAGGCTATATACATTCTTAACTTCTTTTAGTCATTGTATAAGTGCTAGGTTTGTTCGGTGTTGCTCCTGCCTCAACCAACTTGCCAACCAAATCAAACAAATATCTACTCATATCAGTCGGCACAACTAAGCCACCTTGCTGATTTCCTGTAATCAAATTCTCAATTATATTCGCACCTTTGATTAGTTTATTATCCTTAACTTGCTCTTTTATCGCTTTATGTTGTTCTTCTGCTAGTGTCTGCTCTTGTGCTAGTTTAGCTATTTGTGCATCTAGCATTAGACCTTGTTTATGCAAATTTGCAAGTTTATCGGGGCGTTGTTCTTGTGCCTCTTCATTCTTTATTTGAGTACCTTTTGTTTGTTCTTTTATGCCCTCAATGTTTGCCGTCAAAGACTCGCCTTGCTTTTTTAAATTATCTAAATTTGTATCAAAACTAAGTGACTGATTTGCTAGCTCTATCGATATTTGCATTGCTGTTGTAGTAAATGATGTTGTCATTACGGGCAACATTTCAGCAAAAACCCTTATTCTCTCGTTTGCACTTAATTGATATTCATTAAATTTTTCCTCAAAAAATGCTATAGTCTTATTGTATGGGGAGTTTTCTTCTACACTTAAAGCCAACACTTCTTTTAAAATTTTCTTGTATTCTTCGGAATAAGTACTCATCATTTATCCTTTTCAAGTTTTCTAATTTTCAACTTTTGAATTGTTTGTTCTTGTTCTAAATTTCGCACAACACCCCTAAGCCCATTATCTTCTATGTTTGCAAGCCTAACATTTACGCTATCGTTTGCCACGCTTAGTTGTTCTATCCTTTGGTTTAGTCTATGCACTTCATTATTTAGCGCTGTTATTTGCTTTGCTTGTTGTTTTAAATTATTTATTTCATTATTTAGTGCTGTTATTTGTTCTTTTAATACTTCTATCTCATTATTTTCAGCCATTTACGCGCCTTTCAAAGTGTGGGCAGTCCGTAAAGTTCTTATAGTTTCCACCCCATTTATTTATAGGGGTTAAACTTTCCCAAAAAGCTCCAATTTCTTTTAAATCATCTTTGTTGGTTAGCCAGTTACCTTCTTTAAATATAAACAAATCAATAGCACACTTTATTAAGTGGTTTGAATTGTTTGTTTTGCTTTTTCCTGTTTTTAGATAAATTTCTTGTTGCTCTTTTGTTCTTAAAAGCTCTCCACCTCTTACACTGTATCCGTTTGTATGTATATAGTGCAAAAGCTTTTCTACATCTTTCATAAATAATTCTTGTTCTTTTCCTAAACTCATCTTTTATATTTTCCTTTGAAAAAAATTAAGTGCAAATTCTTTTAAACTAACTAACATATCACTACCACTAAATGCCCCAACACCACATATAGCAAGGCTTAGCTTTTCGTTAGTTGTAAAATAATATGCTATCTCATATACTACATATGCAGAAAAACAACCATCAATTACTCTAAAAAATATATTTCTAAGGTTATGATTTTCCGCTTTGCTCCAGCTTACAAAACTGCCTACTATTCCTACTATCAATATATAAATTATGTAAGTTTCTAACATATTTATATCTTAAATATCATTAGCCATTTTGCAGGGCTAAGAACAGCAGAGTATGTACCAACGCTTACTAGCCACGCTATAAATGTTGTGTTTTCATCTTCAAACATCACATCAAAAAAATAAAATGCCCCAATAGACACAGCTATCGAGATTATGCCACCTATAAAGAGTGCTAATACCTTTTTCATTTTACGCACTCCAACAGTAGAGCTTCAACTTTTAAATAATACTCCATTAGCCCCTTTGCGTCCTCAATACTCTCATATTTAGGTTTGTTTGGAATCTCTGCTATACACTTAGTAGGCACTAGCACATCTTTATATACTATTTGTTTAGTAGCACTAGCACATCCACTAAATAGCATTAATGCTATTATTAAAATGCTTTTCATCTGCTTACCTCCTTAAACAATGCTTCAAAGTAAGCTAGTTTTTTCTCGCAACTAGCATTTTTTGAAACGCTTTCAACCTTTATCTTTTTATTTAATGCTTTTTGTATATTGTGATTATCTACTTTTAACTTTTTTACAGCCTCATTTTGCTTATAAATGATCTCATCTTTTTCTCTAATTTTTACACCCAAAAGTGCATTATCAAGCTTTAAATTTGATAGCTCATTTTTAGAATTTAATAGCTCATTGTTGATTGTGTATGTCTTATAAAGAAGCATACAAAGAGTTAAGATAAGCCCGATAATAGCGTAGTTTAGTTTAGAATTCTTAAGTAGATTAAATATTATACTTATCATTGTCTATACTTTATTTTGTGATAAAGTCTACAGCTATAATAAAACAGTCTAGTTTTAAATTTATTCACACCCAAAGCTAAAAGAGCTTTTAAAAGCATGTCATCAGCATATTTGAAGCTCACATTTTTGAGTGTGTCGTATTTGATAGTGCTATCAGCTACATCACATAAATAATCATGCAAGATAGTAGCCGATAGATACTCAGGACTATTTGGTGGAAAGATAGGCCATAAAAGGCGAGGCACATTTGCACCATTGCTTTTATACCCCTTAGGTACTTTTATACCTTCAAAGATAAAATCTTCTACAACTTCAAATCTATCTTTATTGAAAGGTTTAACTACCACACAATTAATATCCTTCATCTTTAGTTACTCCTTTTATATCTCTAATTCTGGTAAACCCTCTAAAAGTTCATCAAGGTTTATTGTGCTAGGGTCTTGATCACCTTTCTCAGCTAAAAACATATACCCAGTTTTCCACACTTTAGACTTCCACACACCAAAAGCTTTTCCTTCTTCTTGAAAGTCATTTTCATACCCAGCATAAGAACTGGCACTTAAAATATTATCATATCCGTGTTCTTGTGCTTTTTTATCTAAATACTCCCCAGCTCTATCCTTAAATTCTTGTATAAGTTTTTCTTTTGTGTATTCTTGTATACTCTTTGTCTCTATGATTTGAGCTACATATTCACCATCTACCTCTTTATACTCTACCGTTTGATAATCAGGGTTAATTTGAACTTCTACAACAGGAAGCAACCCAATCTTATTTAGTTCCTCTTTACTTAGTCTATCAAGATAAAATATCCCATCATCTGTAGTTACATAACTATCAAATACAAACCTTTTTTCTTTTTTATCAAAGTATTTTTTCATTTTTTATCCTTATCTCCAAGCTGTGTTGGCGTTCTTGTTTCTAAACTTAGATGGAACATTACTTTTTGACAATGCTGAGCCTTGAGCAAAATATTGGTATATAGCAACACGACCAACGCTCCAGTTAGTTATGTTTTTGTTAAACTTTTTACAATCGTGGAACATAAAGGACATATCAATAACTTTATCAGTCTTGAAATGTTCTAAAGTCTGATTAAACTCATAGCAGTCCCAAAACATACTATTCATATCAGTAACATTTTCTGTATTGAGGTTATTTAAAGACTGGTTAAATTTCTTACAACCGTAGAACATATCAGCCATATTTGTAATTTGTGTTGTATCCCAAAGACTAATATCAGGGTCATTAAAGTACAGACTGTTATTTGCATTTGAGTCATTCTTAAAAAGATATTTAAACGAAGTTGGTGGCTTTGAGAAATATAAACCATCATTAGGTTTAAATGTATAAGGAGTTCCTCCTCGCTCTACGTATTTTGGGTATACTGGGTCTTTAGTGGTATGTGTCAGTGGAAAATATGTACCTTTGAATCTTTGGACTTTAGATTCAACACTATTGCTGTTATTAACTGTTATATGTGACATTTTGATATCAGTAGGACTAACAGCAAAATAAATAAAAAGCTCATAGCCATATAAATTTTTTGGTACTACTTTAAACTTACACATACTACCAAATCCTGATATTTTAGAGCCATCCATTACTACTATCATCCCAGTTTGCCCAGCAATTGCGTTGTTTAAAGACAGTGTTTCTTTTGTAGATGGGGTTATAACAAAGTTGTTACTCTGTCTTAAATCAGCACTTAAACTTGTTTGTTCCCTTTTATCAAATGCAGTCTGTCCTGCTTTTTTTAGATATAAAAATTCAGCTGAAGTTTTGTCTATTTTCTTATCTATCAACTCTTTAAGGACTTTACCTTGATTGGCACTAAGGGCTTCCTTTGGCGATGAACTAGCAAGATTATCTGTTACTGTTGTATAGTTTGCGTTTTCTGAACGAATATACCTACTATCTGCACTACTTTGAGTTAAAAATCCTGAAGTGCTAGGTATAGCGCTTCTTACAGAGTTTAACTCATTCTTTGTAGCATAAGTGTTATTTGCATTTACGGTAGTAAGATAGTTAGCTAGTGCTGAACTTAATGCATATTTACCATCGCTTTGTGCTTTTGTATAAACATCTCCTAAAAGCTCGTTTATCTTATTACTTGAATAAACCTTATTAATAGCACTTGAGTTGTCGTTTATAAGATTGGTCAATTTCTCATCTACATTTATATCTGCTAATTTTTGTTCTATTTTATTACTACTATATGTTTGAGTTTGTGAAACTACATTATCATTTATAACACCCCCAGAGATAACTTGATTTATTTGCTCTTTTATCTCAGATAAACTACTCCCCAACTCTTTTAATTCAGCCTTTTTTTGGTCTAACTCATCATTAGCCGAATTCACATTTTGCATAAAGTCTTGTATTTGCTCTTTTAACTCGTTAGTTTCAGCTTTTGCGCTTTTAACAATTTGTAACACTTCATCGCTTTTCTCTTGTTGTATATTTTCAAGATGTTTCTCTATTTGTGTAAATTTTGTGTGCTTATCATCTGTATAGGCTCTTAACTCATCGGTTTTTAAATCAATATGCCTTTTCGCACTATCAACGCTTGTCAATGTTTGATTAACCTTTTCTGCATTTTTTCTAAAATCATTTGTAGCGTTTGTTATCTCATCGTGCTTTTGCTTAATATCATTAGCATATCTTTTACTTTCATCTGCCTTACTTATTGCATTTCTTTCAGCGGTTAAAGCACTTTGCTTAAGGCTTTCAAGTGTTGATTTTAAGGTATCTAAGGTATTATGAAATTCATTAAATAAGCTATATTTACTGTCAAAATCACCCTTTTCGTTTTCAAAAGTGTTTTTGACCTCATTTATACCTTGTTCTATTGTTTCAACCCTATCTTTAGCTTGTGTAATGCTTTCGTTTATACCTTTTATTTCTGTTAAATTGATAGTCTTTATAGCACTTTCTAACTCTGTTGTTTGTGTTAGCAAAAACTTTAATGCCTCTAGCGTTTCATCAGCTAATTTTAACTCGTGCATACTTATCATAATTTAGCCTTTTTGATAGTTTCTTTACACTCAATGAAATGTTTAGCCATATTTTTTAAAAACTTAAGCAAATCAATATCAGCTATTGATTTTACATTGTCAATTAAGTGTATTTTGTCTTTTTCATTAATCATAATAAACCTCTATACCGTCATTTGCGTTAAATTGATTGATTATATCCATAGCTAACTGCCTAAACCCCATATCTTTATTAAGTAAGAAAAGCACTTCATACATAACAGCATAAGTTAATACTTCATCTATTTGTATATGTTTTTCAGTTGAGTTTATATCTACTTTATCGGGTATTCTTAGCCCAAACCCATTGCTTAATCTTCTCAATAATCTTATGTTTGTTGTGTCTTTTACTACCAATTCAGATGGTACACATTTTGTAGCTACAAATACAATCGCCTCTTTAACTAATTCATTTAAAAGTTCATCGCTAGGGAGATTGATACCACTCTTCCCCCTTAGCGACAATAACTTTTTAAACTCACTTGCAATCATTATGCACGAAGTCCTACACCTATACAGAATGCGTCCGCGTTTCTAACTTCAAGACAACCCTCAGTATAAAATCTCTTTTGAGTTGCTGTTTTAGAGGTTGGCACTTCCTCAATAGTAGTCGGAATTAATAAGCCCATTTTTGCATAATCAAAATCACCGGCAATTAAGACATCATCAAGACCGTATTTAGTGTTTAAAAATCTGTGTAATCTAAAATTAACTACCCCAAAATCAGTTTCTAAGCTTGTTACTCTTGTGTTGATTTTCTTTTCGCCCCCAAATTGTCTAGTAGCCATTTTATTAATAGCTTGTTTTAAACTAGCACCGATAAAAACATCTTTTGGAGTTGCACCACTATCCCATATCTTTTGTAAAATAGTATTTAGCTCTTTCTCTGTTAAAGGTGTTTTTGTGCCTTGCCAATTTTGTGAGTTGTCAAAAGCCAAAACATTGCCCCTAGCACCACTTGTAAATGCACTCGCCCCTTTTGCTAAGTAGTAAAACAATCCTGCCATTTCAGCCGGTGTTTCATCAGCTCTTGTTGTTGGTTTTAAAAATACACTTTGTTTAGCGTCGCTATTTCTACCTAAGCCCAAAAGTGCATACTCAATATCTAGTTTATGCTCTTTTGTTTTCTTGCCTAATTCGTGTTGTAACTCTTTTCCGCCATAGGTTTTAACAGCTTGCATAGTTTTAGAAACCATTACATCAGTTGTAAATATTTGAGTTGAGTTTGTAACGCTTTGTTTAGTTGATTTTGCTGCACCTGTAAAGTCGCTTATCTCTTTTTGAGCATTTTTCTTTGGGTCTGCCAAGCTATCTACTATCCAACTATGTGTGATACCTGATACTTTGCTTTTACCTATAAGTGATAATAAAGGTGTGTCTTCAGCACCTACCATAATGATTTTGTCATAAACTGATGGGACTAAGCCCTCTCTTCTTGTGGCTGGGTTTTGAAACCCTGTTGAAGTTATTGCCATTTCGTTTCCTTTGTTGTTAAATTTCAACAACTTTAACGAATAAGGCAGTCCAAAAACTACCCAATTTTTGGACTTTTAAAAGAAAAATAGCGTTAAATTAAAAATTCATAATGATTAATTCTTTACGAGCTGTTTTGTTCTTAATTTCATTTAGTTTCCTTTTCTTTGTTTTCTATGCCTAAATCTTTCGCTAATTGTGTAATTGCACCTTTACTTAGCTTTCTTTGTTTTGCTTTATCAAGTAAAAATTTCCTCATTGCTACCGATTTTCTTGCCAAATTTCGCTCAAAATCTGTTAAATCATTTTCGGTTATATCTGCCAAACTATCGGCTAATATTTTGGTTATATTCCTAACCTCTTTGCCTTCTTGGTTTTTTTGTGGTATAATTCTTTTAGCAGATGAATGTGCTTTAGCACCAGTCCCAGTTCCATTATTGGAAGTGATAGGTAAGGACGCCCTATCCATCTGCCTTTTAATTAATCTCTTAATTTCTTTTTTATTTGAGCTTCTTAAAGCGTGAACTATAAGATTTACATCCTCTTTGTTTCTTTGAATCCCTATATACCCTGTCTTATTGTCTTTCAGTTTTTTTAATAAGATAGCATTGTCTTCATTGCTCCCATCTAAGAAATGTGTTGGGTTGTTTTTGATTGCGTAAATAAGCCTAGCCACGTCTCCTTGTGTTTTAAACACGTTGGGATGTTTTTCTCTTAATTTGTCTAAATTTGTCTGTATTGGCGTATCGTTTATTTTTGCTTTTTCTCTAACATTTTTTGGTACATCAAACAGAGTATTTTTGTATTCAAGAACCCCGTTCTGCATAGTAAAACCATCGCCTTTTATTATAGGCTCTATGTTGTTGCCAACTTCTGCTAATTCTTTTGCGTCGTTTAGTACATCTTGCAAAGTTTTAATAGTTTCTTTTGGGGCATTTGTGCGTTTTAAACTTTCTATATAATCACTAAACCCATTATCTTTTGCTTTTGCGTGTTTTAGTCCTTCTGCCAAATGATAATAAAATGCACTATCATCGCCCATATAAGGTATATATTTTTGTGCTTTAGCCCTTATAGCATTGACTGTTGCTGTTTTACTAGCACCCTCAAAGGTAGTAGCTATCCCCTTGTTAAATAATTTCGGTTTAATGTATGTGTTTTCTAAGGCTTGTAAGATGTCTATGACATTACCTCTAGTTTTTGCCAATTTGTCTATTTGCTCTTTTATTGCTTTTGCTCTTTTGCTTTTGAAATTCATCTTTTCTAAAACTTCAGACAATGCTATTGAGTCTAGTGCCTCTTTCTTGTTATATGTTCCACTTATCCCCGTAGCCCCATCTATGTAATGCTTTAGCAAAGCCGACTCAAATCTTTCTGCCTCTTCATCAGATAGCCTGTTAATAAAATCATCATATATCTTGCCTTGCGACTTATAAGCCCCCTCAAATGCATTTACAATATCTTCCATACTACTATCTTTATTTATAACAGTCTCAAAAAACTTATTGCCCGATATATGCTTCATATCTTTGTAATTTTTTAGGTTGTCTTTTAGATATTTAATCGCGTCACCATCGGCTAAAAGCTCATCCATAGCTTGCTCTAATATCTCTTTGCCCCTTGCAAAATCAATCTTTGTAGCTTGTGTAACCTTATCCTTGTTTAATATATCGTTTAGCCCTTTATTATAATCAGACCTAAGCTTATTTAAATCCTTAACGCCTAACTCTTTGCCCCTTAGATTTTCAAACGCATTGATAATTTCTTGTGTTTTATCTGAACTTTTATCAAACTCATTAAGCCTACTTGTAACATCATCTATCATATCATCAATAGCTTTATCGCTTAATGTTACGGTTTTAGCCCCACCCCTATTTTCTACAAAATCTGCAAGTTCGTCTATTGCTCTCCCAAAGTTACCTTTGGTGTTGTTGTAATAATTTTCTACTATTGTTGATAATGCGTTTTTATCGCCCTCATCAAGTCTTAGTGCTTGTTTTATTTTGCTTATATCATCGTGTGCTATTTCTTGTAATTTTCTCGCCCCATTACCTGAGCTATCTTGTCTTAACGCGTCAATAAGCCTTGCGGACTCTTTCCTATCACTTAACGCTGTGTTTAATATATCTTCTCTAATCTTATCAACGCCACCACTTTCTTGTATCTTTTTAGAAACATCATCAAGGTGTAATTTTTCAGCTAGATATGAGCTAAAATCTTTTATTTTATTGATAACAGGATTAAATGCTTGTATATCGGTATAGCCCCCACTATCTACACTAAGCCCGTCTTTTTCTGCCCCTTTTAAAATTAAATCTCTTTCATCTCCTGCTATTGCCTTTGATACCTTTTCAGCACCACTGGCATTTGCAGTCGGCACACTTTTTAAAACATCTCCTGCAAGACCTGCTACTTTGCCTGTTGGTGTGTGAGTTAATACCCATTTCCCTGCATTTAACGCAGGTTTTGCACTTTTTCCCAATGCCTTAAATGCTAAATCGCCACCAGCTGAAAACCCAGCTTCTTCTACTACTTTTTGTGCTAAATCTTTTAAATTAATATTTTGTTCTGTGGCATTTGAGTTTATAATACCATCAACTCCACCACCCAAACCACTGCCAACTGCACCACGAGCCACATTTGATAAGAAGCTTTTCCCACCTTTAACAGCTAATGCCCCACCTATGATTGAGCCTAGATTATCTCTGCCAATTCTGGCGATATGTTTTAAAATCCCGTCGTCTAAATCTATTAAATCATCTCCCCTTTCAATATACATAGTGTTAGTATCATTATCAACGATAAGCCCATCGCCTAGCTTGTTTGCTCTAATAACATCGCCTATTTTTCCTAAGAATTCGCCCTTTTTCTTATCATCGCTAAATATAGGCTTTGAGCTATCATATCTTGACAGAGAATTATTTACAGCACTTCTTAAATCATCATCGTTTTTAACATTGCTAAATTCATCTTTATAGTCTTTTCCATAGCCTAATGCACCGCTTACACCTTTAACCCCAAGTTCTGCTATATTTTTCATAGGGCTTATAAATGGTAGGTCTAATTCTAAGGGCTTATCTTCTGCCTCGATATTAGGTTTAAACCCTTTTAATTTTTCCAAATGCTTTTTTATACTATTTCTTGCTACATTTTCATCAATTAAGCCATTCATATTAATACCTTTTTATGTTTTTTATTTGGGATTTTGTTTTTTTATGTTCGCTTTTTGTATTTTCCATAGTTACGGGGTCTATCCCTGTTAAATCCTTTATCCTAGTTAAAATTGCTGGTATATTATCTAGTTCTGCTTGAAAATCATCGCTATAAGTGCCATTTGGTAGGGTTTTAGCCATTGATTGTAATTCAGAATTAAGCTCACCGCTTAAGACTGCTAAAGATGATAAGAAGTTATTTGTAGATGGGTCACCAAACTTTGGTAAAATTCTGTCCATTGCCTCAGCTACCTTATCACTTCTCGCTCCTTTTGCAAATCTTGTATATAGTGCATTTAACTTATTTTTTAAAGCAGTAGCCTCAATATCATCACTATTTAAGAATTGTTTTATCGCGTTTATAGGCTTGTTTGCTCCAAAAAAACCGGTATGATTACTAGCTCCTTTTTCTATCATTCCGACGATTGTGCCTAACTCTTTTAAGGCTGTTAGATTTGTCGCCATAGCTTTTGCATTCTTAGAACTTGCTATAATATTATTTCTATTAAATAATCCCCCTTTGCCTGTGCTTTCAAGCCTTATATAGTTATCTAAAGTTTGCGGGTCTAAATTCTCAATAGGCGCTCCATATTTTGCTGACAATGCGTTTCTTGCTCTTTTGTTTCCTAAAACATAGCTTTTAACTGCTGAAAAATTAGCCTCATCTTGTTGTGCTTGTGCGTTGCTTTCTTTTATTTTTCTTATGTATTCGTATGGATTTGTGTTAAACCCTGTCCCTAATGAGGCTATTTGTGTTTTTACAAGGGTATTAACTGCTCCGTTTATTTGGTCATCTGTATACCCTTGCTGTTTTAATCGCTCCCTAGTCTTGCTAAGCCCCTCTTGTGATATTCCAAGAGTTTTAGCAACATCTGGGACCTCTTTATTTAACCAATCTGCTTGTGAATTGGCGAGTATATTTTCAGTATTGATTTTCTCTTGTTTTTCTTGCTGGTCTGCAAACATTTTCGCATAAGCAATATCTTTATTTGCTTTAAACTCATTCCACCTAGTCCATAGGCTTTTATCTCTGTAGTCTTTTGTGTTTGCAAATTCATCTTGTTTTAAAGCATAATCTTTATTCCAATGGTCGTTTTCTACATTAAACTTATTTTGTTTAAAATCACGGTCAAACGCGTTATCGGTGATTGTTTCTTGTAATGTTTTGTTGCTTAAATCCTCACTTGCTACATTATGCCTTTTATCCTCATCAAGCTTCATTTGTGTTTGATTTTTTGCAACATTATGCTTATAAATATCCCATAAACCACCACCTATATCACCTGTTGCTTCTATCCTCATTCGTGATGGATTGAAATCCACCACTTTAGGGTTATAAAATGCCATAAGGTTTCCTCTCCTCGTCATCTTTCCTTGCTAAAAGGCTAGTGTTCCACGCGTTTGCTAAGTTATTTTGTGCTGTATTTTCTTTATTTAGAGACCTATTAGCTAACATTTTATTATAGTCCCATTGCTCTTTCATAAGCTTATTATTCGCCCTATTTGCTTTATATTTTGAGTAACTATCGTAAATGTTTCCAGCTGTTCCAAGTGCTGTTAAAAAGTTGCTAGTTCCATCTTTTCCACTACCGCTTAGCCACTCTTTTACACTTCCAAAATTATCGCCTATAGTTTTTCCTGCATTTCCTAAAAACTCAAAAAAGCCCATCATAGCCCCCTTAACAACTCTTCGCCTATATCAACATTTGAAACACTTTCTCCCCTTTTAATTCGCTCAAATGTATCACTCTTTGCTGTTGCTCCGTTTGTGCCTATAATATCATCTGGTGTTTCTTTTGGAGTAGCTGTATTTAGCATTGCTTTTGCTACTATTTTCCAACCCTTGTAGTCTTCACCAAGTAGGTCAATTACTCCGTTTTCTTCAGCAAACTTTCCTAAATCTTCCGGCTTAATTGTAGGAAACTCTTTTTCAAACATATTGATATTTTGGTTAAATAGCTCTTGTTTTCGGGCTTGTTCCATCATCTGCTCTTGTTGTGCTTTAAACGCTTGTAACTCTTGCATTTTCTGGTTGTAATCAGACAATCCCAACTCTTTTAACAACGTTTCTCTTTCAAGTTCAGCTGGTGTTGGCTCTGCTTGTTGCTGTGATTGTTCTTGTGCTTGTTGTTCTTGTGCCTCTTGCTCGTTTAAAGCTTGTGCTAAAGCGTTCTTAATATCATCAGGATTTAGCCCTTTTTGCTCTTGTGCCTCTTGCTTTGTTTCTTCTTTACTTTCTTGCCCTTGCTCTTGTGCCTCTTGCCCTTGCTCTTGTGTCTCTTGAACTTCGCTATCGCCCACTAATTCATTTACTAAACTTGCTAATGCCTCATTCTCTGTCATCTTTATACTCCTTAATTGTTTGTATTAAATTTAAAATGTGTTTTTGCTTTTCTATTGCTAAAATTCTTGTCCTATCATCATTTGATGAGTTGTTAAAAGTTGCTTGTGCTTCATATAGCAAACTCATCAGTTGCTCCAATATCGCCCGTGTCAGGGGGTTGTAATATTGGGAGATTTCCTTGTTCGCTAATAGCTCCTGCTCCAATATCGCTAGTTCCTGCTCCCTTGTTAATAACATCTTGTAAGCTCTCTTCCTTTCCTAGAAATTCATCAGTATTCTTAACACCATACAACGGTAAAAGCATTCTGATAATCTTGTATGATTCCCCTACAACATTTATAAAAGTTCTACATTCTCAAATCATACTTTTATAAATTGTTTAAACAATGTAAAATGATGATAACTCGCTGTTAATAATTCAAGTGCTTTGACACTGTTGGGAAGATTTTAGCGATTATCATCGTTTTTGTTACTGATTAAAATCTTAGTAAGTTTAATTAAAACTCTACTGAATACAAGAAAAGTAACAAGAACTAAATTAAATTTTACATTCAAAAAAGGATTCACACATGAAAAAATGTTATTTTTGTGGAGTTGATGTATCCAAAAATACTTTGGATTTATGTTTTTTAACAAACAACGATAATATAAAACCTAAATATGAAAAATTACCAAACAATAAAGAAGTATTAAAAGCTTATTTTAATTCATTTATCAGTGATGATATACTTGTAGTATTAGAATATACAAACAATTATCATATAGCATTGCAAGAAGCATTAAGCGAATTAAAAATAAAATACTCAGTACTTAACCCAAACAAAACATCACACTTTTTAAAACACCTAACCCATATAAAATCAGATTTAACAGATAGCTATGGACTTGCTTTATATTGTAAAATGTTTAAGTCCTATATAAACCCATCTAAATATAATAAAGAATATATATTAATTAAAAGCTATAACACTACAAGCGAGCTTTTATCAAAGATAACAACTCAATTAAAAAATCTAAAAAAATCACAATCTTTAACTTATGATAAAGACATAGAAATAATAGTTAAAGATTTAATAAAACATATAGATAGTATAAAAGAAAAACTTAACAATATAGCTTTTGAACTACTAAAGCAATACATACCACAAACCGAGCAAATTATAAAAGATAGCAAAGGAATAGGTAAAGATTTAGCTTTAAAACTATTCCCACAGCTACATTTTAACAGATTTAAAAATGCAAAAGAATTTATCTCTTTTATTGGCTTATCGCCTAGAATTTATGAATCGGGTACAAGTGTTAAAAAAACTAAAAAAATAAATAAAATTGGAAGCAGCACAATAAGAAAAGCTTTATTTATGTCTGCTTTATCTTGTATCAGATTTAACGATAAATTTAAAACAAGATATAACAGGTTAATAGATAGTGGAAAAAATAAAAAAGTTGCTATTGTTGCAGTAATGTGTGCGATAGTCCGATTTTTAAAAAGTTATTTTAAAAATGAAACAAATACCTATAAATTTAACACAGTTTAAAATTTTAAAATCTGTGCTTAATAACTTTAATAACAAAAGGAGTATTACAAGACAAGATATATTAAACACTACAGACATATCAAAAGATAATTTAAGTAAAACAATTAAAAATGGTTATTTGTTAGAAAACAAATTAAACAAACATTTAAACAGTTTATAAAAGGATGACACAATGGCAAAAGCTACAGAAGCTTTATTGAACACAGAAAAAGAGCAAGAGATAAAAAATATATGGAATGCTTTAAATCAGAATAACGACTTATTCGAACAAAAGATTAAAGTAACAGGTTTAAAACTTCAAGAAGGTAAGGAAAAAATAGATAAAGATGGTAACATCTTAACAGATGAGTTTGGAGAGCCGCAAAAATGGGATAACACTTATCGTTTAAGCTATGTATCTTTAAATAGTGGTGGCGAACACTCAACAAGAATAACACAAGAACAATATTTAAATTTAAAACTTGATGAAGTATACATCGCTTCTGGCTCTATAAAATACGTATTATACAAAGACGCATATAACACAACCCCGACCGTGGTATTTGAAAAATTTACCCCAGCTAGCGAGTTGTTTGTAACGGCAATGTTAAAACTTGAAGGTTTAAAAAAGTAGCGCAAGCCCTGATTTTATAGGGCTTTAAACAAAAGTAAGTGCCTAGACTATCAGTACCTCACACCGTTACAAGCCCCTTTAGATAAAAAAAGAAAGGACAAAAAAATGAAAACAACAATTTTTAATTCAGATATTGAAAACATATCATCTTTAGCCAATAATAATAAACATACAATGTCTATAGCCAAAGATATAGCAAATGTTATAAATGAAATAGATAGTTCTGTTTTTGTTAATAATTTAATCTTTCTCTTAAATGATGAGCAAAAAGAGCATTTTTTATATCACTTAAAACACTCTATCATAGAAAGTAAAACAAAATGATTTTTGATAGCCTAAATTTTAACATTGTTCACCAAGGTATTGATACTTTAGTTTTAGGTATTCGTTGCAATGATGAAGAATACTACAAAAATGAGTATTCTGAGTTTATATCAAAAATTTACGATTTAAAAAATCAAGCCCAATTAATAAATACTTACGGTGAAAAATATATCCTTGATGATTTAGGCTCATCATACGGTAATTTTAAAGTGTCATCTAAAGGCTTAGGTAATTATTTCGGTTTCTTTGAAAACGATGATATATTTTGCTTAGTAGGTGATACAAGCTTTAAAAATAAACAAATGTATCATTTAAAAATACAATTTAGAAGTATATTTTTACTTAAATACGGTCATAAAGAATGTTATAACCGTGTAAAAGCATTTTTAAATGATATATTCAAAGATAAATTTGATGTTGAAATCTCAAGGGTTGATATTTGTACCGATGTTGCTGGTATAAAATACACACCGCAGGATTTTTTAAAATTTAGAAGTTTAAAAAGAACAACAAATTACACTCATTCAACCTATAAGCATGATAGCACACTTATAAAAGATGATGAAACAGAAACAAATCTTATAAACTTAGAACAAATGACAATTAACAATTTTATGCAATATAACAGATTTGAAGGTATCGCATTTGGCAAATCTCCATGTATGTTTAGAATATATGACAAAGTTAATCAGGTCATTAAAAAACGTATAAGTAATTTAATATTTACTAAGTGGGAGCTTTACGGATATGATATAAACTCTAAAAGCAATGTTTATCGCCATGAAATTGAACTTGGTCGCCCCTTTGTTAAAAAACTTATGGGCGATAATGTAACTGATGAAATTTCTTTTTTATTTGATAATTTAGGGAAATTTTGGGCTTATGGTTTAAAAATTTGTAAGTGGTATGATTTAACAGATGATGAAGTTAAGAGATTAACAGAAAGCAACATTAAATCAGATAGCAAGCGACTTATATATTTTCGTTGTGAAGCTGACACAAACCGCTTGAATTTTTGGGATATGATTAATAAATTTGATGAAGAAAACAACGAAGCTTTATATCTTCATAAGTTTATTAATACAAGAGATATTAAAAAAGTAAAGATAGCTTTTAAATCTTTTATATCTTCAGTTTATAGTAATTTAGGTTCATTTGATGATAATTTCACCTATGTAATCAATGAAGTTAAAAAAGACCTTGCTATGCAAAAAATATCACTTCATGAATACGGTTTATCTAAAATGTGCGGTAGCTTTAATAAAAACGAGCAAATTATTAAAGGTGAAAAATTAGATGTTATAAATCCATTATATCCATCACTTTATCGCTCACTTGATGACTTATTACAAGCTTTACAGGATATTAGAAATGATGATTATAAAAAAGATATTGAAAAATCTTTAACGGTTTTAAAAAATGATGGATACATTTATGAATATTAACAATAATTTATACATAGCATTAGTTGGTTATCTAATTGAAGAAAATAAAGAAAATAAATATATTTGTATTGATTTAAGGCATTATAGTGTTATAAAATCTTTTGCAAAGCAACATGGATTTATTAAATATAATAGCTTTGTAGGGAGTTTAAAACGTTATCGTGAATTACAAGAAAAATTAGCAAAAGATTTTGTTATTGCTCCTATTCGTAAGTTTTTAAGTATTAAAAATTATACCTTTAAAATTAGGGGCGATTATCTATTTATAGTTAAACAATTTACATTATTTTAGAAAGGTTTTTTTATTTTGATAAAAATTAATAGTATTTCTAGTTTTTTAATTAAATTTTTAAAAGATTATTATCCATATAAAAAAAATATTTCTTTTAAAATTGAAGAAATTAATAGACATTTTTTAATTATTGATTTTTATTTTAATGAAAGCTATGTAAAAAATGATTTTAGTAATTATATAACTTTTACACATTATTTTATTTTAGATGATAGTTATCTTGTCTTTCATTTTTTTATTTTTAAAAAAGCAAAAATTCAATCATCATTTTTACAAAATTTTATAATTAATCTTAAAAATGATTTTATTTTTTCTTTCAATTTAAGAGATTATGTTTTTAATTATGATGAAAATTTAACAAAATACAAAGGAGTTATTTATGCAAATAAATAAAGAAGATATCGCAAAATTTAGCGATAAGGCAAAAGGTGTTTTCGATGGACTTTCAACAATTACAAGCGTATTTTTTCCACAAATTACTGCGCCAGTTACTGCTGTTAGTAAGGTATTTTCTAAAATATCAGAACTTGATGACACAGAAGCAGAAAACATCGCAGGTTTATCTGCTACAGCTTTTAAACTTGATGAAATGATTAAACAAGTTGAGAAAGGCGAAAAGATAGACATTGAACACTTAAAAGAACTTTCTGAAAACATTAAAAGTATAGATAGCTCTTTAGATAAATTTTACAAGGTTATTTCATGATACAATCTGTTACAAATCTGAATCAATTTTTTGAAGAGCCTGCGGATGGTTATTATCTTTTTAATGGAAATATCTATAAAAAAATTGGAGAGATTTCATTATATATTGATAATAATACTTATGAAAATATATCTATGCTTAACACGAAATATCGAATAATATTTGTTAAGACTTCTCTTATTACCGCAGTTGATTTAAAAGACAATAAGGACTTTATTGAATCAACTTTTTTTGATTCTGAGGGTTTTCCTTCTCGTGTCCCTGCGATTTCTTCTTCTGGCTTATCTTTGCCTTTGCTGACTCCGGTAAAATTAAAAGGTTTTGATTTTTGGTTTTGTATAGCATCTTCTTTTATGCTATACATTGACAATAATACAGAAATATTATGTTATGTTCCAGAAACTTCTTTATTAGATTGTTTTGGTAAACTTTATAATCTTTCTGTTGCTTGTCCTGCTTCGCTAATTACTGAATATAAAACTGGTGAATTATTTCCTTATTGGTTCTTTTTTAATATTTATTCTTCTTTTGGTTTGCCATTTAAAAAAGACCATTTCTTAAAAGTTCTTGCCGATAAGAAAGATTTTTTGAGTTTTGAAGAATTTAAATCTTATGATGAAGAATATTATTCTCTTTATTCTTGGGCTGATTATTTTGAATGATTTTATATTTTTTATACAAAATGTTATAATCTATAAAAAAAAGAAAGGATAAAAAAAAATGCCTCTTCCTGTTGTTGGTATTATTGCTAATCTTCTCCGAACCGGTGCTATATCTGCTTTTGATATTGCTAGTGCTGGTGCTGGTTCTTATGCTTTAACAAAAACTTTAAAAGATACTGATTTAAGTTCTCCACAAAACACTGGTGATTATATAAATCCTTTAGGTTTTTCAATTGCTCGTAATATTGTTGAGCGTATAAATAATTATTCTCGTTCAAGTTCCTCAACAACTGATTTTAATCTTTCAGAAGCTCCTTCAATACCAAAGCCTGAAGATTATATTAACAAGCTCAGGTCAATTCATGATAAGGATTATACTATTCCCGCACCATCAGCTCCGCAAACTCCTAAGAACAATTTATCTTCTTCTGCTTCGTTTGCTAGTGGTAGCTCTAATATTAATGCTGGTAATTCAACAAATCTTATCAGTGCTATTAATTCACAAAATGCTATACTTGCGGAAATTGCTTCAGCATTAAATTCTTTTGTAGCTTTACAAGCAACAAAATCTCTTAATATTGCAGTGCCTACACAACAAGCAAGCAAAAAAGGTGGTTTTACACAAACTATATCTACACCTTTACCAAATTTTAAACCAAAACCTGAGCTTAACTCAAAATCACTTGAAAAAAGTTTGGATTTAATAGCAAATTTATATAAAAAGTCTCTTGAAAATCCTAGTAAATCTGTAGATTTAACAGAAGTTACCAAAGCTTTAAATAATATAGCTAAAATAAAACCTAGCATAAAAATGACAATGCCAAAAGACTTATCTATAGCTTTCCCTGAATCAATGGCTGTAACTTTACCAGCTGATTACGTTGCAAATCAGACAGCTATTAAGGAAGCTTTATCTGGAACCTTTGAAATACACAAAGAACAAGCCGAATACATGAAAACACCAGCAACAGTTAAAGACCTCGATGGTAACACCATCGCTAAAGCTACTCCAAGAGAGATGTCGCTTACATACGAAGCAACTAGAGCAAGAACTGCAACAGATGAAAACAATTTTGAACTTGATGAAAATGATATAAATGCTTTATATCCTGCTTTACCGGATATATCTCAATTATTTAAATTTAAACTTGTCGGCGAAGTTACAAAGGATTATTTAAATGAAACAAATAAATAAAAATGATTTAAAAAATAATGATGTCAATAACAACGATGATAGTAATATATTGATTGATATTATCGTTATTCTTGTTATTATTGGTATTGCTTACTATTTTATAAGCTCTTTCAAACTTGTTGGAGATGTTTCCCGTGAATATTTGGATGAGCAAAAGGTTATAAATAATGTCAGAAACTAAGCAAAGTAACACAGCTCGCATTATTGGTCTTGGTGTTGATGAAATGTTTGAAGATTTAACATATTCGGTTGCTTATAACGAAGTTCTAACAAGACTTAAAAATAGTGGTATGCCTGATGGAATTTTAAACGACGCTATTAATAGTGGTATTAGTATAATGTTTTCGGCTGCTTTAATGACTTATATCCAAAAACAAGAAGCTATTATCCATAAAATTGTTGGTATTGCTGGCTCTTTGCTTATTGCTACTCTTACGCCTGTTCGTGCCGGTGCTAAAAATCTTTTTAAAAAATTTTCCAAAGGTCGTAAGCTTGGCATGTTTAGTAAAATTTTTGGCGATTCGGATGCTAATAATATATCTTATGGACAAGTTATTGCAACGAGTGCTAATTCTGCTTTTAATGCTCATCAATCTTCAAGTAATGTTTTTCAAGCTGGCAGTGTTGCAATGCAACAACGGGAGCATATTCTAAACACTAAAAATCATCAGATGAATTATGCTAAAGCTAAAGTTGATAGCATAAATCAAACATTATTATTTAAACTATTTACATCTAAATTTACAAGTCAAGACAAAGAAATTTTACGTAAAATTACTGGCTCTTCTGAGATAAACATAGAAAATATTAACAAAGTTGCTTCTTTTATGTTTGTAACAGACAGCAACGGCGATATTACAGGTCTAGCTGAACAATTTACAACTATGTTAAATGGTTTGGGGTATTTTCATAATAAGGGTAAAAAATGAGTATGAGTGAACAAGAATGTAAAGAAGCTGTTGAAAAAGAAATTTTATTGTTAAGTACAATTAGTAAAAATATTGAAATATTAAATTCCAATATCCAAAAACTTTTACTTGCACTTACTGGTGAAACTGGCGATTCTACAAAAAGTCAAGGTAATTAAACATGATTGCTCCTTTAGTTTGTTGTTGTAAAAAAGAAAAAAGGGAATTTTATCTTTCTGTTTTTCAACTTATAATTGAACTTCATGCAAGTTCAACTTATTATGATGGTGATTTAGCAAATTTGTTTGGTATTCACGTATTTCCAATATTTCCTCTAGAATTTCAAATTAATCACAATCTTCCTAATTTCTTTTTTCGTAAAGATATTTCTTTTCCTGAAAATCATTTACCCGGATATGACTATGAAGCACCTTTATTTTTGACTGGGTTTTTTAAAAATGCTCCTGAAACTTTTTTTTATGCTGATGATTACAGCGAAAAGCCTATTCGTATTCCTGATCCTAATTTAAGTGTATCTTCAATTAACGAAATTTACTTGGCTATATTAAATTATTATGATAAAAAATCTTTTGATATAAACAACTATACCCCCGATGAATTTTCTTTTATTTTTACAAAAAAACATTCTTTTAACGGTTTTGATTTGTTTGGCGGCGATACAGTAAAAACAAAGCACTATAATTATAATTCTTTTTCAAGTTGTTTTAATAATCTTAAATCTCTTTATGCTGATTTTATTTCTTCGCTTGATTTTGCTAAAAAATCAAATAATTTTTATGAAGATTTTACAGGTATTCATATAGGTAAAGAATTTACTGAAATTAGTCCTTACTCTTTTTCTCACATTTCCAGTATTGAATTATCTATAGCACTACCAATAATAAAATAAAAAAGGAGTTAATCAATGCCCGTATATAAAGTAACCCAGCAACAAGGAAATCGTGTTATAACTTCAACATACGAAGCTAAAAGCTCTACATCTTTATTACAATTTTTACAAGAAGTATCAACCGCTAAAGTTAAGTATATATATCGTGTAGAGTATGAAGATGAAGAAACGACACCGCCAAACGATGACTTTAATTATCACAAACAATTTAAAGCATTTGCAAAAAATAGCAATAATGCTTCTAAACAAGTTTTAATACATAATGTTAAAACAACTAAGAATGAGCAAGAATTAACAAATGCAATAATTACACATCTTAGTGTAGGAGAACAAGCAATTAAATCTGTGGCTTGTTCTTTGTTTATGCACTAAATTTTTAACCTTTCTTATAATCTAACCGCTTTAATTTTGAGCCTTGTCTATTTAAGCCTTGCGGTCGCTCTGCGACCTGCTGGCTTGATCCTTTTTTTTCTCATTCTCTTACTTTTTCTTACTCTCTTTTTGCCATTTTCTATCTTCTTGAAAAACTATAATCACATCTTATTAAATTCTTTATAAAAATACTCCCCAAACTCTTGTATTTTTTATTTTTATATTATTTTGCTTACTTGTTTTGTTTTTCTTTGATTCTATAGCTTGTTTGATATCTTTATACAGCTTTTTAACTTAACCCTTATATTTTTTTATTTATTTCCTAATAAATAATATTTTTCATTCTTGCATAAATACCCAATATTATTTTATTTTTGCTTGTCAAGACTGCGAAGCACACCGCTAGGTGCTTGGTCTTTACAAGCTTTCAAAAATAAAATAATAAACTCCAATTTATGCCAAGAATGATAAAATATTTCTTATATCTGTTTGTTTGTCTTTTTTTTTAATCAACTAAAATTTTGTAATAAAAACATATCCATCTGTGTTAATTTCATAATTTTACATTTTTAAAAGTTGCTTAAAAACTTTTAAACGCCCCTTTATAACGTTTAATAATCATGTGTTGCTTCAACTTTTTATATTTATCTTTATAATTTGAATTGTTTTAAAAACGTTTTTTAACAAATATTTTAAGTCTATATGACACAAATAAAACAAGAAAAAAAAGGAAACACATGCTAAAACAATACATCCAAGGTTTAAATCCTAAGACATTGTCTTTTAGTGATAATAGTGATGAGGATTCTCTGTTACCACTTCTTGCTGGAAAAATTGAAAAATATGAGCAAACTGCTACTGGTGGAGCTGTATTAAATGAACTTCCCACTACATTAAATCGTAAAGAATTTATCGTTTCTAAAGATAGTCCTACTGGTAGAATTTCTTCAATAGTTAGAATACCGCACGTTAAAGAAACTTTTTACTTTAACGAGCTTAATGCTTCTGTTAAAGGTAAATTTGATTCATCTTTTACTAGCGATGTTAAATGTGATGAAGTTAAATTACGTTTCGACTCTCTAGCAAAATAATTAAGATAAAAGGATAAAAAAATGGCTAAAACATTAATAAGAAACAAGATAGCTAGTAAAACTTTTGGTATGGCTTTGCCTGCTAGTGCTGAAACTGCAAAAGCTTTTGCTGATGTTGCTCTTGAGGGTGAATATGCAATATTTGAAAGAAAAAGTGAGCAAGGTAATGATACCGAAGCCCAAGTTATAGAATATGTTGTTACTGGTAAGAGTGAGGCAGGTTTTAAAACAACATTTAGTTTTTATGCAAATGCTAACAAAACAGAAGTTGATATTAAAACTGCTCTTTTAGAAAAAACTTTCAACGGTGTTAAGTTTGATGAAATTTATATAATTTCGGCTAAATATGTTAAAGGTTAATAAACATTAATATGCAATCTTTAACAAATGAATATTTAGAGTTAGTGCTAACTGCACTAGCTCTTTTCTTATCTGGTCTCAATTGGTTTATATCTCAAAAATTATCAAGTTTTTCTTATAGACTTGATAAGATAGAAACATCTTATACTGACACTTATCAGATAAAAGCAGATATACAGCTATTAAAAGAAAAAATAGATTTCATTATTGAGATGTGTAAAGATAATAATAAAAAGGTTTAACTATGCCGTTAGGAAAAGAACAAGAAGATTTCACTAAAGATTTAAATAAATTACTTACATATTTACATAATAATAACTATAATGTAAGATGTGGTGAACTATTTAGAACACAAGAACAACAAGAAATTTACTATCAAAGAAAACTAACTAAAACAAAAAATAGCTATCATACAAAAAAATTAGCTATTGATTTATTTATATTCAAAAACGATACATGGTTAAAAACCAAAGAGCAATTACAACCAATAGGGGATTATTGGGAGAGCTTAAACAACATAAACAAATGGGGTGGTAATTATAACAGTTTTATAGACTGTGTACATTTTGAAAGAAGAGCAAAATAAGCTAAAATAAAAAACTACAATTTAAATACTCTTGACATTTATCTTAAAATCTTCCCATTTGCTTTTTTAAGTTGCATTGCACCTTCCATATCTTGAAGTTGCAAACAAACGCCAAGTTGATTACCAATGGCTCCCATTGCTTCCATTAGCCCCTGTTTTTGCACTTCTTTATTTAAAGCACCAATTCCCGTATTTAAACTAACTGCAAAAGATGGTATTTCATCTCTGCTATATCCCGCAAAGAAATCAGCGTTGCCATATTTCCAAACCAATTTTGCAAGTCTTTCAAATATAGGCTCAAAAAATGTTTCGTTAAAAGTTCTAATATAACCTTGTATCCTAACGCTACCTTCATTCGCCATAATGCTAGCCATCGTTGCAGTTTCTTTTCTGTATGTACTTGCTCCATTTTGTTGAGGGCTTACACCACTTGCTTCGCTCATTTCTTGGTCTATTAAACTTACTGCTAGTTGTGCCACATTTAGATTAGGCGCAGGTAGCACTTGTAAGGCTGTTGGCTCATTTGTAAATATTGGCAAGCCTATCGTTTCTATTTGCTCCCTTGTAACATTTGCACTTGTGTTAACTACTATCTTTGGCTTTAATGCCATATTGATACCATCTATAATTGAGTTTCTTGTAATGTTTATCTCGTCTTGTAAAGGTAAAATACTAGCAAGAGGTGGCTCACCATACACACAAACAAAGTCTTGCTCGTTAAAATCTCTAACCTGTGGTGTCATATACCCAAAGATAAAGGGTTGTCCATCTTTTAGCTTAATGCCTTCTCTTAAAAGTGTTTCGTTAAATAAGGTTGAAACTTCCCATTCCCCATTGATTTGTTCGTAAATATCATATACTTCAAAACGCTCATAAGGCTTAAATTCAATATCATCAAGGCTTAATAACACTTGTTCTTTTTTAAATATCTTTCTTTTTGCAAGTGCTAACAAATCATCAGCCGTTAAGATTAGTTTATTGACTATATAACGCACATCTCTTGGGCTTTTAGCATTTGGGTCAAAGTATATCTCATCTAATTCTATCTCTTCAATAATAGGCATATCACCAGACCAATATACCTTAGCCACGCTTGTTCCTAAGAACGGTATTTTTTGAAAGATTGGTGCAAATGTGTTATAAAGCTTTAGCATATCGGTGTAAATATCCAAAGCCTCTTGCCATTTGTCTATAACTTCTTGCTTAGAATTGATATAAGTTTGAAGTTTCGCAAAAGTATCATTGTTAAAATACGTTTCGCTTAAACTATCACTTATACGCTTAGCCTTTGCGTTTATCTTTGGTATATAAATGCGTGATTTGTTCCTTTTTGCAAGTGATGTTATCTGCTCTTGTTCTAGATTAAGCAAGTAAGCACTATTTAATTTATCAAAGCTAGGCTTATACTTTTCAAAGCCGTCCTTCGCATTTGATAACAACTCTTGCAAATAAACTACATCTTTTCCCATATCACTTTACCAAAGGTGTTACATCTTGCACGAAATCGGTTATAAACTCATCATCTTTTAATGCATTTATAGCCTTTAAACTATCATCATCCATACCACCTGTTAAAGGTATTTTAGCGATAAGCTGAGCTGAGCCTATAACATCTCTCCAATACACACCCTTGCTTATATATTCAAGCATAATATCAGCCTTTTTCTTGCTAAGCTCATCGCCCCTTATATACTCATATTCGGGTATTTGTTTAACTTCTTGTAACTCTTCTTTAATCTCTTTCTTTGCCATTTTCTTGCTCCTTTTTCTTTATGTTAAAATATGTTGATTTGCTAACCCCAGTCATTTGCATAACTTTGTCCTTGCAAACACCTTTTTTAATTAGTCTCTTAACTAACTCAACCTTTGCCTTTTTCTTTGGAATATATTTAATACCGCTAGTTATTTCGCAAATCATACTAGCGATAACAAGGCTAAGGTCTTCATCGTTTAGCTTAACTGCGTCCCTTATAACGCCCAAGCTTATGTTTTGCCGAATATATTCAAATTTCCAGTCCAAATTCAACCCAATTTTTGGACTATTCTCTTTTTTACCACGCGTTTTCACTATAAAATTCATATTCTTGCTCTATTTTGTTATAATTTATGCCATCGTAAAAGCATAAAGCTAAACTATCAGCATAATCAGGACTCACCCCATAATCTTTTTTTATCTCTGTTTTTGGAATTATCAAATATCTATCTTGCTTATCATAAGCAAACTCAATCATCTGCAATTGTTTTTTTAGTTTTTCGCTGTGAGTTATTGCTAGTAAATGAAACTTCTCTTTTAAATTAAAATACATTTCAGCGCGTTTGTTAAAATATCTCTTTTGATTTGTTGCTTTAAAACTTGCCTTTGCTTCTACACAAACACCCCTTAAGCCCAAATCACAAAGCATATCAAAGACACCAGCACCGACGCCTATAGTGTCTATGTATATCCATTTTGGTTTAATTTGGGCGAGGTTGTATTCCCTTAATATCTCTCTTGCAAGTTGTGTAACTGAATTAATCCTGTATGACTGAAACTCCGTTATATTGTAACCTTGCCTTTTGCATAAAACACTCTCATCATCGCCCTCACGTGCGACATCAAGACCCCACACATTCATATCATCGGGGTTAAAAGTTAGCTCTTTGTTAAACGCATTTTCAATCATTGAAACGCTAAACATTGCGTTGCTTGTAGTGTCTAAAAATTCGCCATATATCTCTTGTTTGACAACATCACTATCAGCGCCGCCTAGTTCCTCGATAAGTTCGTTGATTTCATTTTCTCTAAGCATTGGGTTATCAAAGCTAGAAACTTGATAATTAACCCAATCCTTTTCGTTTCTCATGCCTTTTATTGCTAAATCATAAAACTTATTCTTGCCTTTTGGAACACCACCTATAAAAGCCCTTGAATTAGGATAATCAAGCAACATAGGTCTTATTGCGTTATCCCAAAGATAGCTATTTTTTAAGATAATTCCTGCCTCGTTTAGTATAATGATGTCATAGCCAAAGCCCTCTATATTTTCAGGTCTTTCAGCACTTCGCATATCTAAAAAAGCCTCGTTATTAAAGACTAAGCGTTTATCTTGTGAGTAGAATTTCCAAAAATCGCTAGGTAGTTGTTTTAATTCAGGTAAAAAATAACGCTCAAAATAACGCTGTAAGTTTGATGTGATAGTATCTACCCAAAGGATTTTCTTACCTTCAAGTAACCACTCAATACTAGCATTTGCTATCCCTTTTGTGTAGCCTACACGGCGACCTTTTTCAATTGTGGTAAATTTTGATTTGTTTTTAAAAAATACTTCCCTTTGCCAAGGTGCATATTTTAAACTTATAGTTGCATCACTCATCATCAACCAATCCCTTACGCTCAATAGTTATTTTGTTATTGTTCTGTTGTGCGTTTGTGTTGTTTATTATCGTATTTGCTTCTTTACCAAGCACCGTTTCTTTATTTCTTGCTGTTATTCTGCTGTGTGCTTCTACATCTTGTATCGTGTCTGCCATCTCCAAAAGCTCATTTGCTTTTTTTTGATTTGCTAAGGCGATATTTTGAAAATAGATTAAATGTTTGGTTCTTTCTTCCACCACTTCGTGAAAAGCTTTCACTTCTTTTTCATTTAGCTTTGCTAGCTCTGTTTTTATCGCGACTTCAGTTTTCACAAGTTCTTTTAAATTTTGTTCTACATCTTTGCAAAGATTATAAACAAAGCCAACACTAACATCATATTTTATTGATAGTTGATTTTTAGATGCACCAGTTTTATATTCAGCTACAATTTTGTCTTTTAAATCTTGTGTAATTTTTTTCATTTCAGCTCTCTATAAAAACCGCATTGATTTTTTTATCAGCAATTAATTTTTTAAGCATTTTTGCTTTTAATTTATATTCAGTAGTCTTAAAACCTTTGACATCTTCTATAAACATCACATCTCCTTTTTTGTAAGTAAAATCAGCAATGTATTTAATATCCCTTATGCGCTCAAATCCGCTTTTAGTTTTATCACTTGGCACTTTAAAACTCTCTTGCAATACAAAAGGCACTTGTTCTTTAAGCTCGCTTATTTGCTTAGCACTCTGTAAGAGCCTTAGCTCATTAGCTCTTTTAGCTTCTTTCTTGCTATCATAGCCTTTTGATTTTGTGTTGTGATATTTGCTAACCAATTCAAGCTCCTTGCACGATTTGATTTATTTGTGATAGTAAAAATTCATAGCCTTTAGTGTTGTTACATTTGATGTTTGACATTTTTGAAATAGTTTCTTTTAAAATTTCAATCCTATCCCTTGCTTCATCTATGACTTTCTCAAACTCACTCATCATTTTCCCTTTTTTCTTGATTGGCATTATGCAATTGTCAAGTATTGTGTCTATTTGTTCTGAAATATCAGCCAACCCTAACTGTTTATCTCTCTCCCAAACGTCACATAATTTTGTATTTATTCTCTTGTAAACAGCATCAGGATTTACTGGTCTTGTTGAATTGTTTAAATCTTTTAATTGTTCTTGTTGCACCATTTTCTCAAACCTTTCAAGTTCTTTAATCATCTCTTCAAATGTAGCAAATGCTCTTACCATAAGCTTTTTTCTCCACCTTCATTTAACTTTTTTTGCTCTTTGTCAATTATCTTGTTTAATTCTTGCAGTTTGTAAAATGCTAATAGTTGATCAACTTCACGGACAAGTTTTTTGTTTTCATCAAACAATCTAACTTTAAAGCCGTTTGGCTCTTTCTCTAAGCTCACAAACTTGATAATTCTTCTCACGCTAAGCCCTTTTTAATGCTAATTTATTGCTTAATTGCTTAACCATACTCGCAACTTGTTTATTTTGTGGGATAAGCTCTTGTTTGTGTTCTATTGCTGGTGTTTCTTCTTCATAGCTAGGATTGATATATTCAACATTCCCTATCTTGTGTTGATTTTCAAATAGCCAATTAAAAATTTGTGCTGTTTCATCACTTGTCAGCCTTTGGAAAGTGCCATTATCAAGCACGACAAAGTTATTTCGTAAATTACCATCACTATCAACGCTTATAATCACAAAATCTTTAAAACCACTGCCTTTACCGCAGTTGCAAAGCAATTGCTCTTTATAGGTTTTCTTGCAAAACTCAGCTAAACCATCAACGCTTTGAAAGTATCTAAGCCCTTTTGCTTGTGCTTTAGCTAATAGGAGTTTACCCCACTCGTTTAATGCTTTGTTTAAAAGCATATCCGTGTTTTGATAATTTTCTCTAAAGCTATCAGCAAAGATTGAAAACTCTACAAGTTTATCTGTCGGTATTTGTTGTAGCCTTAGTGCGTACTTCTCCAATCTTGCTTTTGGTAAAAATCCTTTGCTATCTCCAAAAAGTTCGCAAATTTTTTGCTCTCTAAAATCCATTAAAAAATCCCTCCCTATTATTTTTCATAGCGTATTCCAGCATTTCATCAGCAAAACCCGGTTTACTAAACGGGTTGCTTGAGTCCAAAAACGCTTGAAACTCCTCCTGTGGTGTTGCGTATTTAGGTGGCTCATAAGAGCTAACCTCAACATCGTTATAAACTTCAACTTGATTGTTTTGTTGTTTATAGCCTTGATTGTTTTGTTGTGCTTTTGGTTTAAACACTCCTTGCCAGTCATTTGCCATTGTTTCGATTATGCACTGGTTAACATCAATTCCTTCATCGTGCCATTTTTGCCATTGTGAGAATTTTCTTTTTATGCCTGTAAGAGTAATTTTTTCTTTTCTCTCTTTTCTGTAAGCTAAAAAATCACTCCAAACTTCAGGATTTAAAAAAGCAGGTAAATCAATTTCAAGTTTTTGAGATTTTTCTTTTTTATTTTTTTCTTTCTCTGTAGTAGTCTCTGTTGTAATCTCTGTAGTAATCTCTGCATTATAGTAAGGGATTTGTGAATTTAACTCGTCTTGTTTAGTGAATTTCACTAATCTGTTATCGTTAATTTCACTCATCTTGTTTTGTTGATTTAACTCATCTTGTTTTGTTGAATTAACTGAACTTGTTTGTGCCTTTTTAGTTCTATCTTGAAAAGTTTTTTCATACAATTCCCAGTCAATTTCGTAAAAAGTTCTAGCAGGTACTCCCTCTCTGCTAATTTTTACAAAGCCAACATCTTTTAATGCTTTCTTTGCACTTCTTAGCTCATTTACTGTTAGCCTTGTTTCGGCTATTATATCGCTATCAGTTTTAAAGAATTTATCTTGTTTTGCAAACCAATACATAAGCTGAGACAACAATATTCCTGCAGTTGTAGAGCCTGTAATCTCCCCATAAATAGGATAATAAGCTATCGGTCTTTGATTTAACTCCCTTAATACATCTTTCATCTTTAAACCCTTTCAACAACTTTTAAAATTTGAGTATCTTTGTTTGTATATTTGTCTTTTTTGTTTCCGCAAACTCTGGAGCTAATAGCTCATTTACACGACCACAAACACTGCACTCTTTAAGCTTGTACCATCTGGCTATCTCTTGTCTTGTAGCTCCGTTTTCGTGTTGTGTAAAAAGCTCATAAACTGCTTTTCTTTTACCGCTTAAAAACGGTCTAATAGCTCTGTAAGCTCTTCTTGAAGTATCTGCTATCATTAATTAAGCTCCTTATTGACTTTCAGATAAATCCTCTGTAAAATTACCTAGCGACCAAGCATAGGAAATTTACACAAAGGACTTATATGACAGACAACGAACTATTACTAGAACTAACTAAACTCGCTATACAAAACAAAGCTTTGTATATAGAAAATACTAAAAACAACGGACAAGATGGTAATTTCTCATCACCCGTAACTCTCCACGAAGGAGTTAAGGTTGTTGAAGATATAGCAAACATCTTTAACACCCTTAAAGAAAAAATCATTACGAACAAGTAGGCGGCTGAGGCTTAAAGAAATACGCCTCAACTATCTCTATAATCCTATCTCGGTCGTGCTGATAGTCCCATTCGTGAAGTATTTTGATAATCTTTTTAGCACTCTTCATTCTCTTTTTCCTGCGTTCTTTTAACTCTACGCTTTCTGGTCTCATCTTTTACCTTTCTCTGTTGTCATATCTTCTAGTATCTTTGCTATTGTTTGAGTTTCAAGCTCTTTATCAATTAAAACTTTTACAAAATCCAAACAAAACCTTATAACCTCGCTATCGTTCTTAAAGCCTTTCTTTTTTTGAATTTCCAAAATGTTATAAATATTTTGGTTTGAAAGCTTAAAGGTTTTTGATATGTCATACTTTTGTGTTGTCATTGTGTTGCTTTCGTAATGTTTTAATCGCCCCAAATCTTTCGCTATTATTATCAAAATTAGGGGCTAGTATTTGCTCAATAGTTATTTTACTTTTGGTAATTTTTGTTAAAAAAGCACTTGTTTGCAACAAATGTTTTTTAGGGACACTGCCAACATTAAACCAATTAGCTACTTGTTGTCTGGTTGCTCCTACATTTCTTGCATATTCTGCTTTGCTAACAGAATTTACTTTTAGTATGTGTTCTATAAATTTTGTCTCATTCATGGGTGATATTGTACATAATTTTTTTACCTTTGTCAATATTAAAATGTACTTATAGTAAAAGATTTATGTACGTAATATTAGATAAAATAGCAAAATGTTTTAAGGAGTTAAAAAATGGCTGATGGAATTAAGTACTCTATTGTTGAAGAAGCATTAGAAATAATAAACAAAACAAATGTTGATTTTTATAAATACATAGGTCTAACAAGACAACAAGATAACAATAATAAAAAAGTTGGTTATTACCCTATCAAGTATATTAAAGAAATTGCAAGTTTTTTTAATGTATCCGCAGATGTATTATTAGATGAAACATTGATAAAAACACTAAAAGAAAAAAAGAATGGAAAGCACAAAAAACCAATAAAAACAATAACAAATGACAACACAGTAAATGTCCCATTTTTTAAAAATGGTGTTGTCTCAGCTGGTTTTGGTAATGAAAATGATGATATGGGCGATTATGAGTTATTACCTTTTAATCCTGAGGATTTAAAGATTATGTTTAATGTTTCTCCAAATGCCAAAATAGGCATTATACCTTGCTTTGGTAACTCAATGGAGCCAACCATAAAAGAAAGCGATTTGATAGCATTTTGTGTTGATGGTGCCGACATCGTTGAAGGTGCTATTTATATTTGTAAATATGACAATGAACTATTTGTAAAAAGAATTAAAAAACGACCAAAATTAGCACTATTAAGTGATAACAAAGACTATGAGCCTATTTTAGTTGATGAAGCTTTAGAAGTGCAAATAATAGGTCGTGTTGTTGGTTGCTATTCTATAAATAGCAAAAGAATTTAAAAAAAGGAAAGATAATAAAACAAGAAATATCAATCAAATCAGTAAAAGACTTAATTTTGTTAATATGAATTATCATTTTGTTAAGTAAAATTAACTTTTTTATAAAGGATAGAGAATGTCATTAAGTAACAAAATTAAAAAAGCAAGAAAACAAGCCAATTTAACACAACTACAATTATCAAAATTGTTAGGTATAAATCGTGCTTCTATAACACAATACGAAACAGATGTAGCTATTCCACCTGTTGCAACACTAAAACTTATTGCCGATGCTTGTGGTGTTGCTATGACTTTCTTTTTTGATGATGAGCTAGAAATTAACAGACAAATTGTAAAACAAGAATTAAAAAACAATTTTGCAAAGTATGCTGACCTAATCCCAAACCAAGCACAGATAAAAAACACAGTATTTTTACCAAAATCCGAAATGGTTATCGGTGCAGGTGCTGAGGGCACTTTTGATTTGAGCTTATTTGAGAGCGAGACAAGGATAGCAGTTGACAAGAAATTCATAAAAGGTCTAAACCCTGCCAATCTAAAATTATTCGAAGTCGTAGGAGATAGTATGTTTCCTGAGTATGATGAGGGCGACCTAGCCATTGTGGATATGGTAAATCATCGCTATGATTTTATCAAGATAGCAGGTATATATATTGTCCGAGTTGGCGATGTAATTTATATTAAGCGTGTTGAGTTTTTACCAGAAAATGCCGTTAAACTAATCTCCCTAAACTCAAAATACGGCGATATGTATCCACATAAAGATGGCTATGAATGCGAAATTTTAGGTAAGGTTTGTGGAAAAATCAAGTTTGAAATTTCAAAAGGCTTAACATTTTCAGATAGTGGAATAAAATAAAAGAGTTAAATAAAGCTAGTTGAAACAAGATAAAGCAAAATAAAACAAGGTGAAGTAAATTTCATTTTTTTTTAAACAATTTTGCATTATAATATAGAGCTACAAGGAAAAATAAAAGAAAATGTTTAAAATTAGACACTTTTTGTCTAGTTTTTTGTTTTTTAATTGATAAAAAAAGTACAAGGCAAAGCATTGAATGACTTAGCACAAGTAGCTATACAACATGCTAACACTACAATATCAATAGCAAATACTTTTTTAGTGTGGGGTGGGATTTTTATAGCCATAGTGACTTTTTATCTGCCTTATATTTCAACAGAGATAAAAATAATGATATAAAAAAAGCAATATCTGAAGTATTGGACAAAATAAATAAAGATAAACAAGTAAGAAACGAGCTAATACAATCTATTTTAAAGAACGATGAGTTTAAAACAGAGTTTAAAGCTATGATAGACTTGGCTATAAGAGACCAATTAGACTTAGATAAAGAGCAAGGTTTATCAAACATAGAAACACCAAAATCCAAAAAGGAGAGCGAACGATGGAAATTTTAAAATGGGCAAATGTTTCATCAGAAGAAATTTTGCAAAAATTAGATTTAACTACCCCGCCGTTTGACCCTTTTAAAATTGCTGAATTAATGGGAATAACAGTAAAAAATGATTTAAATTTTGATGAGCTTGCAAGCGATGGCATGATTTATTTAAATAATAATATACCTGAAATTTGGATAAATCCAATCAAACCAGAAAAAAGACAAATATTTACACTAGCTCACGAGCTAGGACACTTGGTTTATCATGTTTTGCCAAATATTGAAAAATTCCAAAATCCTATAAGAGATGATTATTCTACTCTTTACAGAAATGGAGTAAGAAACCCACAAGAAACATTAGCTAATAGATTTGCTGCAAATCTAATCATGCCGTTAAAATACATGATGGATTTTACAGATAGACTATTTGAAGAAACAAAAGGCGAAGAGCTAAACAGAAGAAATATTATAGATGCACTTGTTGGAGAATTTAACGTTTCAAAAGATGCCATGATTATAAGGCTTAAACAACTAAAAACTATACCTCAAGACTATGATTACAATGATGATAGTAAACAAAAAATAATGAGCGGGTATTAAAGTGGCAGAGCCCTACGGAGCTTATCTGTTGAATGAGTTAGTATTGTAGCAATAAAACGTTAATAAGCATCTTTTCTATCTGTAACTTTTAACACGTATATTATTAGCTTATCATCTATCTTTTCATAGATAACCCTAAAACTTCTAAGGCGTAACCTAAAAAGCCCTTTTAATTCGCCTTTTAGGTGTTTTATTTTGCTTGTTTTTATAAGCTCTTTTTCGTATTCGTGATTAAAATTTAGCTCAAATTCTTTTAATGCCTTTAATATAAATGTTCTTGTGCTTTTTTCAAGGTTAAAAAGTTCTTTTTCAGCTCTTTTATCAAACTCTATTTTATAGCTCATCATTTAACTTTATAAGCTCATCTAAGCTATGCCCTTTTTGTTTGTCTTTTGCTCTTTGCTCGGCTAGTTTTAAGTCAAGTATATCAAAGTAATAATCTAGTGCTTGTCTAACTAAAGCACTTTTACTCTCGCCTAGCTCTTTTGATATGCTTGCAAGTTCTTCGTTTAAGCCACTTGGCAAAGACAGCATTACATTATCACGCATAAAGTATCCTTTTTTTATTTGTGATTATATACTTTTATATATATAATTGTCAATATCCAAAACATTATATAAACATTCTTTTAAATTCCATATAAAAGTAAATGAAATAATTAATGTACATATTTTTTTTACTTTTTTGTAAAAATATCTTGACAAATGTAAAATATTTATGTACAATTACACCAACAAAACAAAGGAGCCCCACTCCTAGCTAGGGTTTAGCTAAAGCTACGGGTAGCGTCAGTATGTAGGCGATAATTATATACTCGGTTCAAGCCCCGATAGTAGTGTGTTCGGGGGTAGTAAAATCCACACTTTTTAAAACAAAAATATGCACATTAGGCAATGAGCTTTCAACAATTGACATCTTATAGTACTTTTTAGAAATTAGAGTTATCGAACCTTTCTTAAATTGAAATTGATTTTCGGCGGCGGTTTAGCAACTTGCTTAGTGTGTATTTTTTTGTTTTAAAGGATATTAGATGATAGAAGCATTTATTAGAGGTTTTGAGTTTGGCATTATTACAGGCTGTGAGCTTGTGCTTTTTGCTTGGTTTTTGGTCTTTATAGTTGATACGATTAGACTTGTTTATTTAAAGCTTCGCAATCGGTTTTAGCTAGTTCGCACTTGCCTTTATTAAAGTTAGGACAGCCCACACGAACAGGTTTGTTATTTTCATAAGTGATAACGACATTTGTTGTATAGTCCATCACTTGACCGTTGATTTTAACAGGTATAGCACAGCTTCCGGTGCTTTGAGTTATAAAGATTTTCTTATCTTTAAAACGAAAATATTTAAAAGCAACAAGCCAACCACAACAAAACCCAGCGATAAAGATTACTAATTCATAAGCATTAAGTGTTTTAAGATAATTTATCCATTCCATTTAGAAAGTATAACAGATTTTGTACACATATACAAGCCCTTATGACTTCAAAGAAATTCAACATAAAAGCCATGCAGACATAAAAACTCCTTATTAATTAAATCAAAAAAAATTGGAGTTGTAAGGGTTTGTATATGTGTAAAAAAAGGAGTGATTATGAAAACTATAAAAAAGATTTTGAGCTTATTTCAAAAAAAGGGTGCAGTTATCAAAAATATAAGATTTTTGTACCTAGAAAGGATTTAACAATGAATAAGTTTAAAAAATATTGCCCTAACGTATTTATCGCTGAATGTGATAGCGAACATCAAAAGGGCGAGATAATAGAGCTAACAAGCAACTACGGCAAGACATCAAAGCACGAAGTTTATAACCTGATAGCAAATAAAAATGGAAAATTTTATTATTCGATTGTAAGAACAGACAGCGAAAGCTACGCACAGAAAAAAGCAAACAGATACAGAAAAAGCGAAGCAAACCTAAAAGACATATCAAAGCAAAGTGCCATAAATGCAACAAAAATGCTTGAAAATGTGCCTATGGGTCAGCCTATTATCGTAGGAAGTAGCAAGGAAGCAGGACATAGAGCCTTACTTAAAAGAAGTGATAACGCGATGAGAAAAAGCTGGGAAGAACATGAAAAAGCAAAAGATTACGAAGATAAAAGCAGATATTGGGAAGAAAAGGCGACAGAGATAACTTTGGCTATGCCTTATTGTTTAGAGTATTTTTTAGATGAGCTGGAAAAAGCAAAAGAGTATCATCAAGGGCTAAAAACCGGCAAATACGAAAAAGAACACAGCTACACACTAACTTATGCTAACAAAAGAGTTAAAGACCTAGATAAAAAAGTGCAAGTAGCTACTATTTTATGGGGATAAGGATTTAAAATGTTATTAGAAAGCTATGAAAAAGATTTATTAACACACGAACAAATACAAGCAAGAACAGACTTATTATTTGATGAGTTTAGCTCAAAGCTAGATGATATCTTTGCTAATGCAAATGCAGAAATAGAGCATTTGGTATCAAACTACGAAGAGTATATCAAATACAAAGATTTACAAGATGAGATAAAAGCTCAAGCAAGAGCATTTTTTTAAAAGGTAAAAAGATGAGATACAAAGACTTTCAAAGATATGTAGATATTTTTAACCAAAAAGGTGCAACTATGCACGAGTTTATACTGTTTTTAAAAGCGATAAAGGGTTAAAGATGACAAACGCAGAGTATCATGCAAGACCCGAAATAAGTAAAAGTGATTTGGATTTACTAGCTAAAAGCCCTTATCACTTTAAGAACAAGGATAAGTTTAGAACGGAAACTAAGAGCCTTTTGTTAGGCTCACTCGTGCATAAACTTGTCCTTGAGCCAAATGACCTTTATAACGAGTTTGCTATCGAGCCAGATTGTGATAAAAGAACAAAGGCTGGTAAAGAAATTTATCAAGAGTTTTTAGAAGAAAATCAAGATAAAAGCATTGTTGAGGTATCTGTTTTTGATGAGGCTAAACAAATAGCAGATAGCGTTTTATATATGCGTGAAAGTGGACTTTTTTTAAAAGATGGGTTAGCCGAACAAAGCTATTTTGCCGAGATTGAAGGTGTAAAAGTCAAATGCCGACCTGACTTTTACAATGAAAAATTAGGCATTGCGATTGATTTAAAGACTACATCAGATGCAAGTGCTTTGGGCTTTGCAAAGAGTGTAGCAAACTTTAACTATCACATACAAGCAAGTTTTTACAGTGATATTTTAAGGGCAAACGGAAAAGAAGTAAATAACTTCCTTTTTATAGCAGTTGAAACAAAAGCCCCTTATATGGTGGGATTTTATGAGCTTGATGAAGTTGCTTTGCAAAAAGGTAGGGAAGATTATTTAAAACTATTAGAACTTTATAAAAACTGTAAGCAACGCAACGAATGGTGGGGCTATGCAAAGTATGAAGATGATAAGGTATCACATATTCAAACGATAAGCTTACCTAGCTGGAAGTTTTACGAAAAATAAAGCGTAATAAGGTTTTAATCTAATTTTGAATAAAATTATTAACAAAACAAAGGGGGTTAATATGAGCGATGAAAGGCTATCTAACAAGTCAATAAGAAAAGCTGGGGCAAATCTTAAAGATAATATAGCTACTAGCGATGATTTAGACATTATCTCAACGTTTAGAAGCAACCATATCCCCCTTATGAAAATGCTTGTAAAAACACTTAGTAAAAAACTTCCAAAGCCCATATTTATAGCAAGGCGATTAAAAAGGCTAAATTCTATAAAAGCAAAGCTAACGCGTTTTAGCGGTATGAATTTAGACAGAATGCAAGATATAGGTGGTGTTAGGGCAGTTTTTAAAAATGACAATGAAGTTATGAACTTTGCAAGAAAAGTTAAAGAGACCTATTCCGAAAAAGGTGCTTTGGAAATCGTAAAAGAAAATGACTACATCAAAGAGCCAAAAGATGACGGATATAGGAGTTATCATATTATTTTTAAATATAACGGAAAAATACCATCAGTTAGTGGCTATCATATAGAACTACAGCTAAGGAGCATTTTACAGCATTATTGGGCTACAGCAGTTGAGATTTTAGCTTTAAAAAGCGAAACAAACATAAAAGCAGGATACGGGCAAGAGCATTATAAACGATTTTTTTGGCTATGTGCTGAACTTTTTACAGGCAAGAAAGAGTTTATAGAAGAGATAAAAGAGCTTGATGACAAGCACAATATCTTAATATTACTAAGTGGCTTAAACGTAGTTGCGAACAAATTACAGGATAAAGGGCAAGAGGGCTTATACCTTTTGATACTAGATACACAAAGCTCAGTTTTAAAACTTTTAGAGTTTGGTAAAAATGAGATTGAAACCGCGAAGGAAATGTATCAAAACCTTGAAACCAGTAAGAAAACTCAAAGCGTTTTAGTTAGCGTTGATAGCATCAAAAAACTTAAAAAAGCCTATCCTAACTATTTTATGGATGCAAAGAGTTTTATCAAAGAAGTAAAACAAAGGGCTAAATATGAATGAAAAAGTGCTTATAAAAGACATTAAAGGGCTTGATTTTAAGTGCAATACCTGCGGTCTTAACTTATCCTATATTTTAGACACGCAACAAACATTTATAAACGAATGCCCCAACTGTGGTGCAGAATGGCTACCAGCACAGCTAAATATAGAAAATGTAAGAAATTTAAAAAGTATATTCAAAGTATTATCAAAGATAGCTGGTGCTGATATTAGTTTGAGTTTTGAAAAGGAGAAATAATGGCAGAAGATAAAGAAGTAGCTAAAACAAAAATAACTCAAAATAGAAAAAAAGAAATAAAAGAAAAAATGAAAAATGTAGTTTTGCAAAACCCAAAAGTAAAAGCAGTCTTTGAAAGGCTAAAATATAAATGAAATATTTTAAAATTCAAGATGCAATAACATTACACGATTATATAATAAGTGATATGGGTGGGGCAAGTGGCTATAATAAAGAAAGCATAGGTTACTTATCATCTGCACTAGACCAAATACAAAATGATGAATTTTATCCTGATTTTATTGATAAATTAACTCATCTAGTTTTTGCTTGTGTTAAATTTCATCCATTTTTAGACGGCAATAAAAGAACAGCTATTTACTTAGGAATTTTCTTTTTAGAATTAAACGGCTTTGATGGATATTTTGTCCATTTTGCAACCATAATGGAAGATGTGGTAGTTGATTTAGCAAGTGGAAAAATAGACAAAGAAGGGCTAAGAGAAGTTATTTATAATATTATTTATTAAGGAGAAATAATGGCAGAAGATAAAGAGTTGGAACAAGAGATAAACAATGCGATATACGACGCTTTGGATAAATTAGCCCTTGAAGGACAAATCAAAAAAGACCTAATGGAAAAACAAGCCAAAAGACAACTCAACAGCTATCTAAAAAAGAAAGAGCAAAAAAAGGCACTTGATAAGGCTTTGGAAAAGTTGAAAAGATAACGGGATACCATTTTCTTGTCTAACTCTTAATTAGGCAATAACTACGAATTAATCCATTCAGTAACATCTTTACTTAAATTGCTAATCCCGTTTAATTCATAAGGCAACTCAAAAACTAAACATTTATCGTTGCAGTCCAAACACTCTTTTTGTAGTTTGTCAAAAACTTCATTATATGAATATTTAGTTTTTAGTATCCAAGTAGTGTTTAAAATTTTACGACAATCCCCCAAAGTCGGGACAAGATTATCTATTGCTTTATAATTTTGTCCTTGTTTATACAAATCATAACATATTAATAATTTTTGCATTAGGTATCCTTTAAATTTGGCATCCCGCAAATACATTTTAATATTTTTATGATAAAAACCAAATAATAATAAAAAAAGGAGCTATAATGATTATTTCAAGCGAAGATACAAACCTAAACCCTATTACTCTACTTGTTAAGTATAAACAAACAACGCATAAAGAACTAAGCGATAAGCTAGGCTATACCATAGATGAAATAAAAGAGTTTGAAAAACTTGATAAAGCCCTTATCCCTTTACGTTTTGAAAAAGCTTTGAATTTATACACAGAATTGCTTAAAACAAAAATATCCATTAAAGATATTTATAGTAAAATAAATATTTAAGACAAGGAGCAATAATGGCAGATGAAAATATCGTTAAAAAGGTATGTAAAGAGCTAAATATAACACAGGCAGAGCTAGGAAGACAGCTCGATGTGCCACCATCTACAATAGGAACTTGGGCTAGTGGTAAAACCCCAAAAATGGCAGAAGTAGCACTAACTTTAATGCTTGAAAATAAAGAGCAAAAGGAAATTTTAGAAGCCATTAAGAAAGCAAGAGATTTTATAGGTCGGATTTAAAATCCGCTCTATATTTATAATTTTAAAAGGAGTATAAAATGGCAGATGAGAAAGAAACACCAACGGGAAGCTATAATTTACAAATAAAAATCCCATATGAGTTAAAAGAAAAATTAGAAGCTTTGGCACAAGAAGCAGGAGTAAGCTTAAACCAATACATAATGTTTATGCTAATAAGAGAAACAAAAAAATAGGCGGTCGGATTTTAAATCCGAGTGCTTTATTGCTAACTCAATGCAAAAAGATTAAAAAAATAATAATAAAGTATTGACAAATAAATTATAATTCAATATAATTTCAATAATAAATCATTGGAAAGGTATTGATTATGAATAATTTAGTCATAAATCATAATGGCACACTAGCCACAACACAAAGTAAAGTTTCAGTTCTAACTGACAATAGCGAACAATCAGTCCAAAGACTTATAAGAGAGTATAAAACCGATTTAGAAGAATTTGGAGTTTTGGAAGCATATAAAGAAGAAGTTCAAGCAGGGCTGGGCTATACTTATAAGAAAATATACTACCTAAACGAACAACAAGCAACACTATTACTTACTTATATGAAAAATACAAAGAAAGTAAGAGAAGCTAAAAAAATACTTGTTAAAGCTTTTTACGAGTTAAAAGCCGAAAACCAAAAACTAAAATTTGATAAATACATAAACGAAATTTCATCATTAAACGCAGTATTGATAGACAAAGCAAAAAGACATCAAAGAGTGGTAAATGCTTATAAATCAAACCTATCACAACGCAAAAATGAGATAACTATACTAAAAAATGAGATAGCAAAAGCAAAGGCAGTTAATGATAATAGTTACAAGGCACTTTATCATAATGCAAGGCTAGAACGTGATTGTTATATAAATGCAAACGAAAGATTAAAGGCTATGTTTGCTGATAAAGAAAAAAGAGTTTTTGAGATATTGCAAAACATTTTAAAGCAAGTGGATAAGACTTATGGCGATATAGGAGCGTTAGTATCTTATGTTTGGGAAGATAACGATTATTTTATAAATCAAAGGAGATTAAATGGAGCAAAATCAAACAGGGTTTGATGAGCTAAAATTAAAATTAGCAACAGCATTAGCAACAGCAGAGGCGGAGATTAAGTTGTTAAATAGTGCAGTTGATGAACTAATTGCTGAAAATTACAAACTAAAAAACAATTAAAGGAGCTAAGATGTCAAATGAAGCAATGCAGCAAAACACAACTTTGGCAAAAAATGAGTGGTTATCAAGAGAAGAAAAAGAGATAATTAAAAAACAATTTTTCCCACAAAATGCAACCACCAGCGATATGATATATTGCATGAATGTTGCAAAAACTTTTAAGTTAAATCCTATCTTAAAACAAATCTTCTTCATAGAAAGAAAATCCCAAATAAATGGTCAATGGGTTAGCAAAGTAGAACCGTTAGCAGGTCGCGATAGCTTTTTAACTTTAGCACATAGGAGTGGTAAGTTTGCAGGTATTGAAAGCCATACAGAAATCAAAAAAGCACCTATGCTTGTAAATGGAGAATGGCAGGAAGTGCCAGAGCTTGTAGCAACAGCTTGCGTTTATAGAACAGACACACAAAAGCCATTCGTTTGCGAAGTTAGTTTTAACGAGTACGCACAATTTACAAACAAAGGAGACCTTACTAGTTTTTGGAGAACAAAACCAGCCACAATGCTTAAGAAAGTGGCAGAAAGTCAAGCTTTAAGAAAAGCATTTGATATATCGGGGCTTTATAGTTTAGATGAAGTTGGCGAAAATGAAACAACACAACCAAAACAACAGCAAAAGCAGAACCTTAACGATGTTGTAACTCAAAAAGAAAAAGATGATTTAAACACCATAGTGGCACAAGAGATATACCCACACGATGAGTTAGAACAAGAGCTTATTAAAAGAGGTGTCAGCTCTGATAGGGCGGAGGATATTGTTTCAAGATTTGACATAAATCAAGTAAAAGAGCTACTTGACAGCCCATCAGCCATTGATGAGATTTTAAGGAGTGCTTAATGCAAGTAAATGAAATTTTAAAACAACGAGAGCAAACTCACGGGAAGTTTGAAGACTATGCGACATTAAATATATTTTTACTTGAAGGTTTTAACGAGTTTTCCGTGAGAAGATTAAGTATGTCGCAAAGGTCAGCCCTTATGATGATTTTTAGCAAGATAGCAAGGATTGGTGTTGGCAACCCAAACGAAGCTGACCATTGGAGAGATATAGCAGGTTATGCGACCTTAGTCGCTGATACGCTTGAGTAAAGAGCGTTAAGATGACAAAAGAACAGGTGCAAAAAAATAAAAATAAGATTTTAAAGATTATTTCAAATCTTGAAAATGCATTTAGCGAGTTTGAGGACTTGGATTTTGATTGTAGCGAAAGAACCATAGAAGAATTGGTTTTACAATCAATGAAAGGTGAAGCAAACGATTTAATTAAGATTGTAGATAATCTTTTAGTTTATTATGAAGAAAAGGACAAAAATGTTTAACAAAATAGTATTATTAGGACATTTAACAAAAGACATAGAGTTAAGATACACAACAACAGGCACAGCGATAGGAATTTCATCTATAGCAGTAACAAGGAAATTTATAACAAATGGCGAAAAGAGAGAAGAAACTTGCTTTATTGATGTAGTATTTTTTAACAAACTGGCAGAAACTGCAAATCAATACTTAGCAAAAGGCTCAAAGCTTTTAATTGAAGGTAGGCTAAAACAGGACATTTGGCAAGACCAGCAAGGAAATAACAAGAGCAAACATAGCGTCATAGTTGAAAATATGGAGATGTTAGGCGATGCAAATAACAATAATAACAACACTTATAACACTAATGGTAGTTATAATCCTACTGCCAAAAATAGCAACCAAAGCTATCAAGCAAACACTTATCAGAGACAATCACAACAGCCACAAACACAGGTGCAACCAAAGCCACAGCAACAAGTAACTTCAGATGATGATATATTGGTTGATGGCACAGGCATACCGTTTTGATTGAAAAGGGATTTAGGGTCGCTTTAACTATAAAAGCAATTATGGCAAAAATAAATAAACTTTTAATATCTTTTTAAATACAATTTGCTTTTATTATAGACTAAAGGCAAAATATGGATTTTAGCGATAAATTAGACAAGTGGAACGAGCTAAAAAAAGCTATTGACCGCAATAAAAATAATCCTATTTCAGAAGGTAAAGTATATTGGGTAAGTATAGGGCAAAACATAGGGTGCGAAACATACGGCAAAAAAGATAATTTTATAAGACCCGTTTTAGTAATTAAAAAAGTTTATATTCCAAACTACCTAAATGCTTTTATCGGCATACCTTTAAGCTCAAAAACAACCAATAAAACAGGCTATTTGTATCATAAATTCATAGATAAAAAAGGTAACAAACAAGTAGCATTATTGTCCCAAATAAGACTTTTTGACACAAAAAGAGTAACACATTATGCTAAAATAAATATAACCAAAAAAGACTTTGAAGATATAAAAAGCAAGATAGTTGATAAGTTGATAAATTAGCCCGGCACTAAGACCGGGAACCCGAGCCTTGAAAACAAGGGGGCAAATCCTTTTCTTGTTAAAAAAAGTAATCTAAGTTTCTAAAAACTCACATTACTTTTTTTGTAAGTGAAAGTATAACGAAGTTAGATTTAAAAATAGATAAAATATAAAGGAGAAGTAATGGCAGATGAGAAAGAAGTGGATGTCCAATATATTGCAAAAGTAACACAGCTTATTTATCGATGTTTGTAAGGAGCAAATAGTGATAGATGTTACAAAACAAAACTTTATTATGTATTCAGTTGAAGATAAAGACATAAATATACAGATTTTAGCAGATAGTAAGAATGAAACAATATGGCTAAATCAAAAACAAATAGCTGAGATTTTTGATACAGATAGGAGTGGAATTACTAAGCATATAACAAACATATATGAAAATCAAGAGCTGGAAGAAAAAAGCACTTGTGAGCTTTTTGCACAAGTGCGAAAAGATGGGACTTCAATTAATGTAAAACATTACAATCTTGATATGATTATAGCCATAGGGTATAGGGTAAATAGTAAAAAAGCTACTAAATTTCGCATATGGGCTACCAAAACATTAAAAGAGTATCTTACCAAAGGCTTTATCCTAGATAAAGAAAGGCTCAAACAAGGAAATAATATTTTCAATAAAGACTATCTTGATGAACTTATAGAGCAAATAAGGGAGATAAGAGCTAGTGAAAAAATGTTTTATCAAAAGATACAAGCAGTATATGCACTAAGTATTGACTATGATAAAAGCTCAGAACTAGCAAAAAACTTTTTTGCATTTGCTCAAATGAAGCTAGAGTATGCTATAACTCATCAAACATCAGCAGAAATTATATCTCAAAGAGTAGACCACACAAAAGAACACTTAGGGCTTACATCCTGGAGCGGTAGTGAATACGGCAAAGAGCCTATAAAAAAAGATGTTTCAGTAGCTAAAAACTATCTAAAAGAAGATGAGATAAAAAACTTAAACCGCCTTACCACTATGCTACTTGATTATGTAGAAAATCAAGTAAAACAAGGTAAGGTTTTTACTATGAGTGATTGGGTTGTTAAACTTGATAGCTTTTTAGAATTCAACGGATATGATGTTTTAGATGATTTTGGAAAGATAAAAAGCCAAAAAGCCAAAGATAAAGCAGAACTTGAATATCAAAAATTTCAAGAGCTAAAACAAACACAATACATAGAAGAATTAGAAAACAAAACAAAGGATTAAAATGGCAGATGAAAATTTAATAAAACAAACTTGCAAAGAACTTGGCTTAACTTATAAGCAACTTGGGGAGATGATAGGAATAAGCGAAGGTAGAGTTAAGCAACTTGCAATTACAGAAGTTGGGGAACAAGTAGAAAAATCGTGTAGTATGCTTATTAAGATTAAAGAATTAGAAGCTAAATTAAACGAACAAAAAGAACTACAAGCACTACTTAAAAAATTTATATCTTAACGGACTGCGGAAAAATTCGCAGTCATTAAAAAGTATAAAATCATAACCAAAAAATACAAAAATATTTATATTATATTACTTTTACTATTGACAATAGTTATTATTTATGTTATAATTCTCCCATAAAAGTTATAAAACATAACTTTTAAATAAAGAAAGGAGAGTAAAACAATGTCGGCTAGTGAGATACTCGAGTTAATCACTGCTATAATTTGCTTGATAACTGCAATCATTCAAGCAAAAGGCAAGGGGTAGCTTAAAAGGGGCGAAAGCCCTGCCTTTTGTTATCGTTTTACTCATCCTTTGATTATACCATAAAGGGGCAAAAATGATTATAAATATTTTGGTGCTTATTTTAGCAGTTAGTGTTTTAGTATTAAGTGTAAAAGTAAATAGATTAGAAAAAGATATTAAGGAGCTTAAGAAATGAGTTCTTTAATATCCATAAATAATATAAGTGTAGATTTTAAAGTTGTTGGTAATGAGATATTTGCTAATTCTTTGCAAATTGCAGAAGTATTTGGGAAAAACCATAGAGATATTTTATCTACTATCAGAGCCTTACCAAATGATGACTTTAGAGAACATAACTTTCAAAGTAGCTTTTACATAAATTCTCAAAACAAAAAGCAACCTTGCTACAACCTTACCCGCGATGGCTTTTCTTTACTTGTTATGGGCTTTACAGGTGAAAAGGCTTATAAATGGAAGATAGAGTTTATCAAAGCTTTTAATATGATGGAAGCTGAATTAAAAGCCATAAAGACAAAGCATTACATAAACGAAATATCAGCTTTAAAAGCCCATCAAATATTGCAAAGCAAAAGAGTTACAAATCAAATAAACGGCTATAAATCACAAATAGCACAGCATAACAAGCAAATAGCTATCTTAAAGGCTGATTTACAAAAGATAGACAACACAAAGGCTATTTTACAAAATGTTAAAGATGAGCGGGATTATTTTAGAAAAAAATACTATGAAGCTTACAAGGCATTAGGTAAAGATAAAGATATTGTCTTATCCTTACACAAGATACAAAAGCATTTAGAGCCAGTATATACAGCACTTGGTGCAGTGATGGCATATGTAGATAGTAACAACACTTATTTTATGAAAAACAATGAGATATTTAAAACATAAAAGGGACATTATGAAATCATTTATAAATAAAATTTTAAAGATACTAAAAAGAAAAGGTGGCTATATAAAGAATATAGCCTATTTACACATTATATAAAGGAGATAAAATGCAAGATACTTATATAACTGCAAAAATGGCTAAAGAAAAGTTGGGAGTAAGTGATTCTGGACTTTATAGACTAAGACAATCAGGCAAGATAAAAGCCAACAGAGTTAGCTATAAGACCATATACTACTCTTTAAATAGTATTAATGCTTATCAGTCTATGAGCTTAAACTATCAAGATAATCACTCCACCACTGCATCAGCTTAGCCCTTTGTTTTAGATTTTTAGCGTGATTATACGCATCCTTCACTTTATTTTGCTCTATGTGAGCTAAGCACAATTCTACAATATCAGAATTACATCCGTGTAAATCAATATTTTCGTGGCATATCGTGCTAAATGTAGCTCTAAAGCCGTGTGGTGTTATATCTTCCTTTGAATAGCCCAAATTGCGAAGCATTGTCCTTACTGTGTTATCGCTTATTGGTCTTAATGTTGTTCTTAGGCTTGAAAATAGATATTTTGAGTTAAATATATGCCTTTGTTTATATGATAAAAGCATATGTTTAACACTATTTGTTAAATGCACTTCGTGAGCCTTAGCCATTTTCATCTTATCAGCACTTATATGCCATATATTTTTATCAAAATCAAACTCCGACCATTCTGCAAATCTTGCATTTGCTCCACGCACAGCAGTATAAAGCTGAAGCAAGGCACATACTTTTATCCTATCATCTCCGTTATACTCTTTTATATTTCTTAACAAATTTCTTATATCATCATCATTTTTTAAAAAAGCATAATGCTTAACTTCTACCTTACCTATTAATGCTTTTTTATCAATATCACTTATTATATTATGTTCGGTGTATTCATAAAGTAGGGCATATTTATAAAATTGATTAAGCGACGCCATAGCTTTTTTTAAACTATCGGGAGTTGATATTAAAGGCGAAAGCACTCTTAGTATATCTTTTCTTGTAATGTTTTTTATATCAGATTTTGCAAAATTTGGTAGCAAAAATCGCTCAAAAAAACTTTTTATCCGTTGTAGGTGTTTTTGGCTTATGTCTGTTCTTGTTTTGATGTATTCTTGATAAATTGCTTCAAAGTCTTTAAAGTAGGTTTGTTCTAGTATATCTATACCACTATCTATATCTTTTTGAAGTTTTATCCTTGTATTTCTAGCTTCTGCTAAGGTTATTTCAGGAAAATTACCTATGGTGTATCGCCTTTGTTTATTTGTCTTTGGGCTTTTGTAGTTAAAGATAAAAGTTTTAGTTCCATTTTTTGACACCTTTAAAAGCAAATTAAACCCATCACTTATAAAGTATGGCTTATCCTTTGGCTTTAAATTCTTTATTGACAATGTAGTTAGTGAAGTGGCTACTTTTGGCAT